GAAGATACTTTTTGATATCTACCGCTAGTAGTAGTTATAGCTTCATAGTTTCTATTTGAAACATCTAGATATGTCTCAGAAGAGTCATATACGCCAATAGAAGGTCTAGAAATAAGATCTTGAGAAAAAGTATTATAAGAAAATCCAACTTTATTAAAATAATCTAAATATGCAGATTGATTATCTAAGTCAACACTAATCCAAGGCTTGGTTCCCTGTATCGATGCCTGATCTGGTAGATATGTATTTGCATACCATCTATCAGTACTTAGTCCAGATCCATAGAAAAATTTAGGAGCAGTAGATAAATAAACATTATCTAAAATATATCCAATTCCATATAAATCAACTAGTTTTGAATTAGGAGTAAATTTAAATGAATCAAAAAAAGTATTTTCTCCACCAGAACCAGCTTTAGTAGAGTAAATAGTAATAACAGCTTCAGTAGTCCCTGCAGGAGCAGTACCAGTTACAGTTACTTTAGTCCAAGAGGTAGAGTTTACGCTAGTTACTGTTCCAGGACTGCTACCATTAGAATCACTATCGGTATACCAATCAATATTTATAGCTGAGTTAACTGTATAAACTTCAGTTCTAACATAGACAGATGCGGTATACGACTGAGCAGCTGTCGCTTTCATTTTAATAAGAGCACTATCAGCATAGTACAACTGACCAGCGGCTGCACCGGTATTATAAAGTTTTAAAGAATAAGCACCAGAATAAGAAGGATCAACATCTTTAGTACTTCTTGAAATAGTACCGTTTGTACCAGCTTGCCATCCAATAATGTTATTTCCAAAATTTGGATTAGGAACTAAATTTATATTAGAAACCAGCCAACCAGGGATATCTAAGAAAATATTAGACTTTGAAGCATAGCTAGTTGGATCCGCTGCTTTGTAGGCATCATCAATTTTTTTAGAATCTATTAAAATATTTTCAAGAGGAAATCCAAGTGCAGATACAGAATTATTTAAAATTCCAAGCATTGAAGTATTAGCATCGCTAATTAAATATTTATTAGAAAGTAAATCCCAAGCAGCCACGGTTTCAACAGATAATACGCTATATAACGCAGTGGTACTTCCATTTGGGTATCTAATTCTTATAGAAGATAGATCTATAGCAGATTCAAAAGTTTTATAAACTCTTGATGGCCTAGAAGTACCATTAGTACTTATATTAGCACTAGTAAGTAGAGTAACTCCGCCAGTAAAAGCGGACTCATTAGTATCTAGATGTACATAAAAAGTAGTTGCATCAGGAGCCGGAGTTTTTGCTACAACATAGGTATAACCATCAACACTGTCATTATTTACAGGATGTGGGACATAGTTTACAGTTACTTCACCATACTCTGGACTAAAAATTCCAGCAGTGCAATCTATAAATACAGTAGTTCCAGCAGCAAAGCTATGAGTAGCAGGAACAGTTACTTTTAGATAGCATCCATTATTTGCATCTTTATAGGTCTCTATGCTAGATATAGTTGCATACTGACTAGTGGAACTTGTGATTGTATAGTACGGGAATGCTGTAAATCCAAAATATAAACTTTTATTTCCTAGACCAAAAATACCAAAAGAATTTCCGGAAGTGTAATCTATATTTGAAGATAAAAAAGTAGATACTGCGGCGGTACTCCATGAGAGCTTTGCACCATGTGTAGTACTAGATTTATATGCAGGAGTAGTCTGGGTAGAGAAATTTAAAGCAGCTAAAGTAAGCCCAGCACCGGCAGACCAGGTAGTTGTGGACGGTTGTCTAACACTACCACTATCAACATACTCAAAACTAGGATTTTCAATAACGTTAATATCTTCAGCTGATACGTAAGCTACACCAGTATTAGAAAAATACCCATAATCAAATTCTTTTTTTGAATAATCTCTTAAATATAATCCAGCTATATCAGGATCATATAAAATTACAGAACCTACAGCTACTGCTTCAGCCGAGTCTGAACCAGAATTAGAATAACTAAATGTATTATTAGTTACAGCAGTTATAGTTACTCTAACGCCACCATTGCTAAAGGTGGAATCATTATCCATAGATACAATAATTTCATTACCAACAATGTAGCCATGATTTTCTATAGTTAAGGTTGCAACATTTGTAGTTCTACTTTTAAGAGTTATATTTTTACTCTCAGGAACCATTGATTTATATAGAGATACGTATGAACCAGTAGTTTTACTTTCATCATTAGTTCCTATACCACTACTCTCAAGAAAAGTTCCAAGTAGCGTTTGTGTACCAAAAACCCTAGAAACTATAGGAGTGGATATATTCCAATAACCTATAGTTCCAGATAAAGCATTTATGCTTCCACGAATATTGACGTTTCCAAATTCCGCCGAGCCTTCACCTAAAAGGTTCCAACCAGAATCATTTTCAACATAGTCGCCATTTTGAATAGCTTTATTATAAATATTTAGTTGCTCAGATAAAGCACTCTCGTTCACACTCTGAGAGGCCAAACCACTAGTAACAAAATTTTGTCTATTAGCTAAATCAGTAGCAGTTTGTTGGAGTGCCGATAAGTATCCTCCAACAGTTGGTACTCTACCATTTCTAGGTGCTGCACTACCCACTTGTGTCTACTTCCCACTCTGGCACTAGACCAAGAGTAATATTTTCTGGAAAAGCTGGTGAATTAGGAACAGTTACTGAAATACTCTGTATTTTTCTAAGAATAGATGTAGTTCTAGGCTCTAATCCACTATTTAGACGTTGTTTTATAAAACTATCATCTATAACTAACTGACACCAATCTCCTGGATTATATGAACCAATTCTAGGGTCAAGCGAACCATTTATTGATATTTTGTAATCCCCTCCTGGAGGTGTAGATAGCTTTAAATATCTTTTAGCTGTTTTATTTAAATCTACTTCTACATCATAATTTCCCCAGTTATCTACGTTTATTTTATCAGCGGGTGACACCGACCATGTGACTTTACTGTTTCCATCAAGCACTGGCCAACCCTTTGATAGTAGATCTGAGTTAGATGCTGCAGAATATCGAATTGTATTTTCCCCTCCGGCACCGCCAGTATCTGCTGTAACAAACATTCTAGTTGCAGAGTCTTCTGCACTCTCGTCTAAGGAAATAGAACTAATATTTCCAGGATATTCAAAGATTAATTTATCTGCACCAAAAGCACTAGCTGGCGCATACTGCCCCGAAGCCAAAGGATTTGCCGATAAATATTCAACTAAAGAGTTAGGCTTTCTAGGAATAAAAACAAATTTTCTTTTAAAAGAAGTTGGATTAGTCGATGTATCAATATAGCAATCAATTCTATAATCAAAGCCATCTATATTTTCTGCATACTGACTAAGATGCTCACCGACATTTATAAGATTTCCACCAATAATTGTATTAGTTATGATTGAAATTTTACTATAGTTTTCATCAGAAAACTCTATACCACCTAGATCAGCATTTTTAGGGAAAGCACCATAGCTTTTTACATATGTAAGCGGTGGCTTAGTGACATAAGATGCTCTAGTAACTATTGCTTTAGTTAGCCCAGTTAAAGTTTTATTAGCACTAGGAGCAGTGTACACATATGTAAAAGTATTTGCATCTAATACCTGATAAACCTGAACAGGTACGTTACCATTACTAAAAAATGACTCGCTATTAGTTATATTAACAACTATCCAATCATTAACTTCAAGACCATGATCAGCGCAAGTTATTGTTCTAATAGTAGATCCAGTGGAACATGTTGCACCAGTAGGGAATAGGGCAGCTCCAAAATTTGAATAAGCAATAGATGTAAGTCCAGTTGCTGTTGTAAGACCTACGGCTGAACCAGTATTACTGTAGCTAAATCTAGTGGTACTTATTATATCCTGTATTTTTACAGGCTCGCCACTATTATTAAATGTGTCATCAGATGACTCGACTACTACATAGTCATCTTCAACAAATCCATGAGCGGCAGATGTTGTGATAGTGGCGGTGCTTCCGACTCTCTGCACCTGAGTAATTGTTTTATAATTTTTTGAAATAGGACCAATTACACTTTTTACTCTAGTGACCTTACCACCTATATTTTGCTCTGCAACATTTTTTGTCCCACTGTCGTCCGTATACGTAAAGGTTGTATCGCTAGGGGTTGATTTGATTGTTTTATCCCCGTCAAACATTTTTTCAATATTAGTATCTTTTGCAGTACTAGTATCATTTATATTAATGTTTACAATATCTCCAGGTAAAAATCCATGACTACCGGATGTAGTAACTATTACAGTATTTATTGCAGTACCTGCAGTATTTTTCTTTTTATACTGTAATTTTTTTATGCTAGCAGTATTTCCAGGCTCAACTGACATATCATATAGAGGCTCATATTGGAACCAAGTGGGGGAGCCACCAGCTTCTACTGCAGTTAGCGTACGAAATCCACTATATAGCGGCTCGCCCCACGAGGGATCATCAACACCATAAACATAGACCTGGTCCCTAGCTTGAAAATTATGAGGGTACCCGGCATAAGTATCAAGTTCTAAACGTCTTCTAGGGACAGAGTAATTTACATAAGAATTAATTACCGATATCCCAGCAGTTGCAGTATTTGCTGTAGTAAGTGCGTAAGTAAACTTTTTACTAGTCGGGGTGCCTGTAATTACTATTCCCTGACCGTCTTTATTGTAGACTTTGTACTTACTTTCAACATACATTTTTATTTCATCACCAACTTTAAAGTAGTGATTTTTAGCAGTTTCTACTGTAACAACGTTGCTAGTGACAAATATCTTAGATACAGACTTTTTTTGAGTTTCAGCTACACGCCTATATTTAAGAGGATACGTGGGTTTAGTTAGAGCAGTACCATTTAAAGCAATAGTTACTGCAGCATCCTTCGCATCAAATTTATAGGTAGTACTAGAAGGAACCTCAGTTACAACATAAAACTCGTTCTCATCTGGATCATTATTTAAATATGAATACGCACCTTCAAATACGTTAACTAATTGAACATTTTGACCAGGAACAAGTCCATGCGCCTCAGAAGTTGTTATAGTTACAATTCCAGCAGTAGCTTCTCTATAAGTTACGGCATATCCATTAGTTACCCCAGGTTCCGATATTTTTTCATCAGAAAACTCCACTGTACTAAAGTCATTAAATGTTTCTTTTATCAACTTTCTAGTGTAGTCATATGTATCAACTTTTGATGTAATAGTTAGTCCGGTATAGGCCCCAGTTGGTATAGCCGGAAGTTTAGGGATACTCACATAAAAAGAAGTAGAAGTCGGTGCAGGGCTAGCTAATATGTCATAGTAATTACTATATTTAGCTAGATCTCCACCAATAAATGAAATCTTTACTTTTGTTCTTTGACCAATCGCATCAACGGTTGGGAATGTAAATTGACGACTAAGCAAGGTAATTTTTACATTACCGCCAGTTGTAGTTTTTTCTGCTTTTGCCTCGAGGTCATAATTAAATGTTTTCCATATGTATCTATGAAATAAGTAGCTAGTAAATTCTGAGGCATTTACTGTTAGAGTTCTATCTAGAAGAGAATATTCTCTAGACCAAACTATTCCGCCCCATACGCAGACATTGTTTCTAGTTATATACAATGCCATTTTACCTGGCATAGTGTTGTCATAGAGTCTAAGATTTTCTGTTTTAGGGATTACAGCAATGCTTCCAGAAAATTCACCAGCTTCTTTTAAATTTCTGCTAAAAGTTACATCGCTAAATGGTATTTCAGTCGCAACTATGTTGCTCACTATATCAACAAGAAAATATCTATATTCTGCTACTTCAGCAGAGAAATAATTTGTATTTGATGGCATTTTTAACCCTATGTCTTAGCGTCGTTATATATATCTATTCTAGCCTATCCAGCCAGAGTTGTACTTTACGGTCATCGGATTGGCTCCACCATTATCTGCAAAAGTAATTGTGTTATCGCCGGGGGCTAGAGTTATCCAGCTAACCATAGTATCTAAATATGATCTAGCATTTGCAGGACTTGAGTTTAAAAGTGCAGTTCTATTGTATGTATCAATTTCTAAAGAATCAGCAGCATACATTTTAATATTACCATTAGTTGCGGCATTTGCAAGAGTTCCACTAGTTGCGCAGGTATATGTTATTGTAGTCGACGTAGTATTAGTTATAGTAGCAGGATCTGTATTTAAAGTAGTTCTACCAGAAGTTGTTATATTCTGAACTACTACCTTATCTCCAGCAGAAAATGCATGGCTAGCAACAGTTAAAATTGCAGTAGTACCTGTCCTTTGGGATGCAGATATGTTTACAGAATAGTTTTTAGCACGAAGATTTTTAACTATTTTCATAGTCTGACTTTGGGTAGTATTTGCAATTGTTATGTTAGCAGTAAGATTTGCAGTATCTTCCGCAGATATAGAAAATATACCAGTAACTGGCATATTTCCATTATTAGTTATAACAGCACTTCCACCATTTGGAACAGTGGTGATATCATAACCATCGGCTCTTTGCCAATTCCAAGAGTATTTTAAAGGATCGGCAGATTTCAGTCCTATAGAAAAATCTATTCTACCTCTAGCCTGGACATTTTCAATTTCAGGAGCACCACTTAGTCTAACAAAAGCAGATTTTGCAGTTCCACCTTCATTAACAATAAGCCAATCACCAGAACTAACTAAATTAACAGCCTTTATTAATTTATTTCTAGCAAGTACAGCAGCCTCTGGAGTAGGCGATAAGATTGAGCCAGTTAGAGTTATAACTCTAGGTCCATATCTGCCTTGTACATCATAATTTCCATCAGATAGCCCCCTGGTCAAATCTACATATTCAGAGTCTGGAAGCCCCCACCACCCCTGAATATCAGTGCAAACCCAAACATTATTATCCTCATCAATTGTATTCAAAACAAGATCGTTAAGCATGATATCAGCATCAAGCTTCATTCCTGTGATATTAGGAATAGGTAGAGGACTTAAAGCTATATTTACTTTTTTATTTTCCTGAGACTGACTGAGCTTCTCTATGTACTGAGTACTATAGGCCGAGTTCTCTATTTTTACTGCATCAACTAGATATTGCTGGCCAACTGTTTTATTACCAGATTGTATTATTTGAGCACTCATTCTAGTGACTCCGGTAGACGGAGCAGTAACGTTTTCTAGAAGAACTCTAGTCCAACCTTTAGCGGAGGTTATATTTACTGCAGAACTAACGTTACTAGAGACATATGCAGTGCCATTGTGGTAATTAAGAGCTATTTGAAAATCACCAGATTCTTGACCTGAGGGAATTTTTATGTAAGCTGAAACACTATACACACCAGACAGATTAACTAACGGTAAATACGTAACTGTATTAGTCATATAAACAGTAGAGTTTACTGATGCAGATTGCTTTGTTACTATAAGAGATTTATCTCCAATAAACTTATCTGCTGTGTGAGACGCTAGAGATCCCTCGTTGGTACCGTCATTTGTCCAACCAGTCGTTCCATCAGAAAAAGAACTATTAAAAGGAATTAAATTATCTCTGATCATAATTAAATAGATCCTTTTCTAAGTCTAAACATTAGTTTACGAGAGATTTCTTCAGTTAGTTCACTGATATTCATATTAGGACCAGGATTTATAGTCATATTGATATTAACACCGCTTCCTCCGGACATTTGGCCTATAATGGCCTTGTCTCGCTTAGAAAGACCATTTGCGTCGAGCGGTTCGATTCTCTCTGCACGGCCAGCTTCAGCAACAGTTACCATAGTTCCACCAGTTCTAGGATAGACAGTTCCACCAGTTGCCATCTTTGCAATATTTTTATCAATGTTTGCTGATGCATCCTCAGCCCAGGTTATTTTACCTATTTTTTCAAACTTAAATGCAGCTAAGTCTAGACCAAAACCTTTAAGAATATCGTTTACATACGGAACAGATGCAAGATTTTTAACTGTATCAACAAATGTAATAATAAAGAAGTTTAATATATCAATAAAACCGTTTATCACCATTTGAACTATACCAAGAAGAAGTATGGCTATACCACCAAATATTTTAGCCATTGCTGGACCAAATTTTCCACTAAATAAGTCAAGGATACCTTGGAATAGTGTATTAAGACCAGGAGCAAACGCACCAATTACGCTGGTTATTAGGTCAATCGCTAGTGTTGCTGCATTCACAATAACGGTAATTACGTTGGCAATTGCTGGAACTATATGGTAAAGAATAAGATCTAAAATTCCGTTAAGGATACCCATTAGGCCTCCGTCTCCACCTCCCTCTCCGGTTCCAATACCAAAAAGGTTCATTATGGTGCCCCAAAGTTTTCCTAGAGACTCTCCAAGTCTCCCAAAAGCTGCACCTATGGTTCCGCCTAGTTTTCCTAGCATGTCCCTAAAGTCCTGGCTTGTATTAACCAGCTCAATAAATCTAAAAACAAGACCAGCAACTACCGTGAGAATTCCACCAAGTTTAACAAGTTTTCCTATACTCCCAAAAACTTTAAACGCTCTCGTATAGATTTCAATTTGCTTAGGTGCTTTTTTAAAGAAATTAAAAACTGATGAAATAGGCTTAAGTATTGCCCTAACATTTCCAATAACTACCTTTGCAAAAAATCCTACAGCTTTAAATGCAGTACCTAATGCCAAAGTCCAAGCTAAAATTCTTCCAGTAACCTTAAGCATATCCTGGCCAAATTTTGTACCTAGAAAATCATTTAATTTTTTAAGTAGATCGGTTAATGTCTCAAAGAATATTTTTGGTGCTTCAGAGTCAGTTACTAGTTTAATAAATTTAGCAATTTCTACTACAAAGTGTGCAAAAGATGGCCCAGCTGCCACCGAGCTTTTAAGAATATCTCCAACATAAGGGGCAGCTTCCTGAAGAATTTTAAAGGTCTCGCCGACAGCAGGATCAGCACCAATTCCCTTTAGTTGATCAAAGAAGACGCCAACAGTTTGAAAAATAATAATAGCATTTTTAGATACATCTTGAAAATACTTTTTAAGACTATTTTTACCTTCGACTGTATCGTTTAAAGCAGCCCACTTGCCCGTAACATCTTTTAACCAGTTAAGAATCATTTGACCACCCGAGTCGGGACCAAAGTTTGCTTCTATAATACCGCCTAAAGCATCAAATGTATTTCCAAAAATCTTACCAAAATCAGCCGCTATATCTCCAGATCTTTTGAAGAATCCTTTTAAATCTACTTTTTTAAGGTAAGTATTAAACTCAGTCAATTTATCAACGAGGAAGTTTAAAAACCTTTCTGCTTGCGGGCTTGCAGCATTTAAAATAATTAAAAAACCTTCAAATAATTTTGCAAGTACCTCTCCAAGTTTTTCAATAATTACAGAACTATCTTTAAATAGAGTTTTAATTCTCTCTACATTTTCAGCTTTAACAAACATATCGGTAATGCTTTTAGTTGCTTTACCAACAGAAGTTCCAATTAATTTAAAAGCATCTATTAATACAGGGAAATATGTAGCATTTAACCTTTGAATTTGTTTCTGTAAAATAGGAAGAAACCCTGATGCAGCCGCTTCTCGAAGTATTTTAAATTGATCTTGAATTCCTAGCAAGAACTGAGCAAACGGTTTTTGGCTGGCAGTTAAGTTAGCAAATGGGTCACTTCCACCAGGAGCAGAGGCACCTTTCTTTTTAGCTTTCTCTGCTGCTTTCTGTTGCTCCTGAGCACGCCTATACGCTAGGTCGGCTTCTTCATAAGCTAGTTCTGCTTCTCTACGTGCTCTAGAATTGGGCGGCAGTTGTTGAGCAGCAAGAAGGTTCTCTCTTGCCTGCTCCAAACTAAGTCCAGCACGACGCTCAGCTAAAGCTGCTGCTTCGGCATCAAATGCAAGCTGTCTCATTTGCTGACCGACGGCTGCAGCAACACTTCCATATTGCTTAGTCAGCTGAGTTGCCTGCTGCACGGCTTCAGAAACTCCACCAAGCGCAAACTTGGCTACACCCATTCCTATCTTTAGGCCAATCATAATGTTAGCTAAGCTAACAATTGATGGGGCAGCTGCACCAGCACTACCTGCTAGAGCAACTAAACCACCAACAACAGAGGCGATTCCACCGATTAAAGGACCTATTATACCCTGGAGATAGTAGCCACCTTTAACTAAACCTCTGAAAGACTCTCTTGCAGCGTCGGCATCAGGTGCAAGTGATTGTAGGCCGTCACTTATTCTTCCAAAGATATTCCCCGAACCGCTGTCATTAAATCCTCTAAAAAAAGACCTACCTAAATCACGACCAGCACGTTGTCCAACAGAATCATCAATTTTGTTAAAACCCTTTTTTATATCGTCAGATACACCAGTTGTTATGGCTCTTACGATTATATGAGCTTCTCCTACTAATGCCATTTACATCTACTATCTAAGAGGGGCTTCTAAAGCAGCACCAAATGGGTTGCTGGAGTCTGGATCAAAGTCGGTTGGAGGAATATAAGGTTTAGTTTCAAAATTATCGGAAGAAAAACCTTGACTGCTAGAGGAGTTATTACTGTTATTTGTTCTATATTTAAATTTTGTTTGGTACATAGTCTCGTATAGAGCAATTCTAAGAGCCTCCGTGCTTTTAGCTTCTTCAGCAGTGTGGTATCTGTAATCTTGTTCAAAAAAGAAATGGACAACGTCTAACATGTCAGATACTTCCATTTCCTTTAAATTTAATCCAGATACTAAGGCTTTACCATTTATGTAATGCCAGAGATCTATAGCCCATTCTGCTAGACCTCTGGCTGCGCTTCCGGGCGTTTAGTCAGCTGCTCCACGATCCACCCAGTGATATCTCCAAGTGTCTCTACGGTTACAATTGTTTCTTTATCTAGAATCAAAGCATTGAATCTAGCTAAGCTTTCGTCTGTCAAAACTTTAGAAAAGAATCCATCGACGACCGCTGCAGCTGCAGCCGGGTCCTCGCTCGCTGAATCTTTTACTAAACTAAGTAAAACTTTTCCTTGAACAGCTTTAACGCATGTAAAAGTTTGTCCATGAAGCTGGAAAGTAATTTCTTCTAGGTTTGAAAGGTCGGGGCCGGAACCAAAATCCTTAAATTTAGACATATGTATAACCATCTTTCTTATGTGTCATTTTAATAGAGAGTAAGTTTATCTCTCTTATATATTCTATCAAGTTGGAGTATAAGTGATTTAATAGAGCCTATTTAAAGTGACTCAGCTGCGCCCTTAAATATGGGTTAGGTCTAGTACCTGGATGCTTAACTACCGGAGTGTGAACTAGAACCCTACTTCTTGATCTAAAAACTAGATCTTTTTCTGGTTTTGCAGTAATTATGTGCGGCCTAGTGCCCTCGTGATGTGCATAAGCATAATGAATATTTGAGCCAATCCACAGGTATTGACCAGTTACATTTCCTAAATGTTTCTTATGAATAGATCTTTGAAGCCTACCAGTCTTAACACCGACCATAGCTTTTGCTCCCGCTACGGCTTTATCGCCTCTTATCTCTAAATAGCCCCATAGATCTCCAGAGGGAGTATTTAAATATTTTCTTAGCTCTTCCTGATAAATGGTAAGATTGCTAAATTTGTAAGATATTCTGGAAGAGCTGCTACCGCCTATAGAAAGTCGTGTACCACCCTTACCAGCTCTTCTTAGGCCTCTAGTAGCCTTACTTATTCCATAGGTTGCCCAGCTATCCGGTATGACAAAAAAAGGCATTTTATGGTACTGCCATAGTTATAGTCAAAACAGTTGTCTGAAAACCACCCTCTGGTTCTCCGGCTTCTAATGTAGCAATAACTCCAATACCGTAACCAAGATCATCCCACTGGTCTAGAAGATTCATAGACTCCATTAGTACCCATGCATCTATAGCTTGCACTGAAGAAGCTAGTTCAATTTTGTCAGGAGATGGGGGTCTACCATTTTGACCAACAATAGGGGTATTTCTTGAAATAGATATAGATAATGTAGCACTTCTTGGGACATTACATCTTTGTGGAGTACCCACCTGAGATCCAGGAGCACCTAGATACATCTGTAAAAACGATACGACTAGTTGCTCGCAGTCAACTGCAGGCTGGCCCATTGTCCAGTAGCAGCGGTTAGGGAGTTCTACGTTGTATGACTGAAAAACAGTCTGAACTCTTTCAAGAACCCCCTCCATCATATTTTTTAGATTTAGAGAGTCTTCAGAAACGTTACGAAGATCGTATATAGCCATTTTTATTTCCTAACTATATAGCTTGATCTGAAGATTTCCAGATGCTATTTCTACAATATTCTCAATGCCAGCAATTGTCTTGGTTGCAAAAAGAGTCCAGGTACCTGGATCTACCATACCCAAAGCAGCAAATGCCTTATCGTACGAAACCGTGAACGATACAACACTTGATGTTGTATTAACAGTAATTGCTGAAGAATCTAAGTTTACCGATTTTGATTCACTATAATTATAGAGAGCCACCTTAGGTGCCCAGCCCGAAGCTGGAAAGAAGTTGCTAAGATTAGCACCAGTTCCTGTAGATGTCCAGGTAGCCGGGGTAGATTTAACTACTGCTAAGTCATAGCTAACGTTAGCAGTAAGAACCGCAGCTTTAGGGGTGTATCGACGAGCACGAGGGGTATCTACAGAAAATACTTTAGACTTACGACGAGCATTATCTGGATTGGTAGTTTTTAAAAATAAATCAACGGCATATAGACCGGTCCTAAGCTCATCAATAAACTCTTGGTTATCTAGGATAGTGTAGGACACGCCTTGACGAGAAACAGACGTCACGCGCTGAGGTAGAGCACATTCCTCATCTCCAGCCCAAAGTTTAGCAAACTCTGTGGCCAGAGTTTTAGCAGCCATTTTTCCAGCCATTGGCACTACAGTACCATATTCATAAGTAATTTCTGTATTGCAAGGAGTCCAAGGAGTATCTATTGCGATATGAATTGTGGAGTGGTCTACTAAATAGTAGCTAGAAGGGTCTAGAATTACTCCATCTTTATTCCTAATAGAGTGAATTTTAATAACAGGGCGTCCACGAAGTTTAATACGAGACTCTGGTGACATACCATCAGTAGTTAACTCTGAGTACTCGTCGTAATCAGTACTAAGTATATTGTAGACATCTCCTCCAAACAGAACCGGAGAAACTGTCTTACTTGAATTACCTAGTCTAGTATTACGAAGAGTACAGGTATATCTTTCAGTAACAATAGTCGTGCCAGTATATTTACGGCCAGACATTGCCCAAAGTAGATAAGATGCAGTCTTAGCAGCCTCATCGGCATACTCAGTATTGGCATAATCGCCGAGGTCTTCTGGTTGAACCCAGTAGTTAACTCCCATGCGTCTTTTCTCCTAAATAAGAATAAAGCGGCAGGTTGGCATGTTTACACACCAACCATGCCGCTTTCTTCTATTTTACTAGTCGTTAGCCTTGATGATAATATCGATGTTGTTATCTGGGTTGTATGTTGCACCACCAGGAACATTGAAGGTAGATGTTGTATTTGTTGTAGAACTTCCAGCATAAAGAGTTTCAATTGCAGCAGAAGTTACTTCTGTGTAACCAGGGAGCTCTGTATTACTGTCTACTAGAGATACACGACTTATATTAGTAAGAGTCGCTGTAACTTCAGTAGAACCAACACTTGTTGGAAGTGTATAAGTGATAACATTTGCATTCACATTCGCTATTGTTCCAGCTACACCCTCTGATCCAGTATCAAATGCAGTACCAACACCACTTACTTCAACAAAGTCTCCGTTTGCAACGTTAGCAATTGTAACGTTAGCACTTAAAGTAATGGTTGCAGTAGTTCCATTTGCAGTAAGGCTCTGAATAGTAATTCCAGTAGCACCCTGAATACCAGACCTGGTGAAGTATACTAGGTCATTACCAGTAGTTCTATCGGTCCATGTGTAGAAGCCCTTTAGACCAACTGGAGCCCAGTCGCTACGTGCATAGGAGTATGGACGCTCAGCAGCAACAGGGAACAACCAACGGCCATCCAGTGCGCTACCAAAGTTAGGGTTACCTAGGCCATAGCCTTCAAATGTAGTTGCAAGCATACCGTTTTCAATAACACGGTCGCCAGACTGACGCATCTTTGCAAAAGGGAATACCCAGTGGAAGTAAGGAAGAACTGCAGCCTTTTTTCCGCCAGAAATTGCATTTGACCAAACTTCTAGGGCAACACCGTTACCAGCTGGGTCATCGCCAACGCCTGGAGCAGCCCAACCGATTGACTTAGATACACCATCGATATCCTTGCGAAGCAATAGACCGCCGGATAGCAACTGTGAAAGCTCAGAGTCTGGCTCACAGATAGCTAGCTCCATGGTGATACGCTTTAGAGTGTCTGGAGCTTTGTATGTTACACATACAATACCATTAGCACCCTTTTCGGTGATCTCGTCACCTTCTTCATATTCTGGAGTGAACGATACACGCATAAATGCGGAAGTGACATAGCTGTCTCCTGCACCGTTTAGTAGGTTGCCGGCTGCGTCTAGGCGAGTGACACGAATCGACACACCTTGGATGCTGGCTGCATAGTCTTGAGTAGGCATAGCCTTTTCTCCTTATTTCTTGTTAGGCTGTTATTAGATTGACTCTAACAGCTAGGTGGATTGATGTGTCGAAGTAAGCCGCAGCTGGGCGGATTGCCTTGAGACGCATATTATTATTGTTTCCGGACACATTATAAGCTTGTGCCAAGTTATCATTTACAACATCAATGTTGCCAACATATGTTCGGACAGTGCCAGTTGCATACATCCATTTGTTATCGGCTGTTGCTGTTTCACCAGTTGCACCAGCCGGGCCATTGCCCGAATAGCCAGACCCAACAATCACAGGGGTGCCCCCCATAGTTTGCAGGTGGTCAAAATCTTTGTTGTGGAATAGCATTTGACTATTGCTTGAAAGTATGGCCGCTACGTCGCGGGTCATGTGAATAATGCCTTGCTCTCCGGCTTCAGAAACTTCACCAATACGTTGCTCCAGATAAGCAAGTGCTACTTTAGGAGAAACTGCAACTCCAGAGTTGACAATAGTGGCTGTAGAGCTTGAAAGAGCTCTATTTTCGTGAGACCTACCCTTACGGATAGCTCCGTCCCAGAGTTCTTTTTCCATAGCATCTTGAGTAATGCCCTCAAGTTGACGCTTTATGCGTGCAATACGGTCAAGACCTCTAAACCCTAAACCTGAAATAATTTCGTCCACTTCAATGAACCAAGGCTTAATTACATCAAAATAGTTAGCAGCGGGAGCGGTTAGGGCTACAACATCAAAGCTAGTAGTATTTGTATCATCAGTATTTTTTGCTGCATAAAGTTCAGTCTCAAACTCTTGAGAAAAACCACGGATCCACATATCCTCGTCAGCGGAATTTTGAGGCGGCACTACAGCGAGTAGGCCAAAAGCGGAGGGCATAATCTTTGGTGCCTCTACAACGCCATTCTTTGGAAAAGCCATTTAAAAATCCTTATTTTAAGTGTTGCCCCCGGTTGCAGGGGTGACCTCCGAAAAGGCCACCCCAACAACTAGGGATTTATCGACTAGTATTCGATACTAGCTGAAGCCTGAGTACCAAGGGTATCTCTGGTTCCAGCAACTGCACCGTTTACGTTGATGGTTGAGGTGACAACGAGTGACTCGATACCGACCTTTGCAACACCTTCAAATGTTTCAATGAACATCTTGTAGTTGTTTTGACCAACAAGAGTGCTGTCACGGATGATTCCAAGATCCAAAGTTCCACCATCTAGGAACAAGAATGTTCCTTCAGCGAAGATGAACCAACGGAATGTGTCTGGGAACTCGTTAAGAGCACCACCAACCTGAGCAAACTGCATTGACTGATCAATTGATGAACCTGTGTTATCCAAAACAGTAACTACGTCTACGTTAATGTTAGACAAGTAGCCATCAATCTCAGAACGTGACATAGATAGGTTACCATCTCCTGGCATGTTTAGAGTTAGGTCAGCTGCCATTGCATCGTAAACCCACTCAGGGATTACAACCTTTAGGCGAGCAGTTACCTGAAGACGATGACGACCACGGTAGGCCATCGCTGCGCGTCTAACCTGTACCAAGAAGTCACGACCAAAACCAATAAGGCTGGCACTTGTAACTGCGGTTGATCCAGCAGCAAGACCTGAAACTAGGTTCTCTTCTGCTTCACGAGCGTGCTGTACTAGAGCAAGTTCGTTGTGACGAGCAATCAACTCTGGGTAAGCACGAGTCATCAAGTTACCGAACTGTAGCTGTAGGGTTACAGCATCTGCAACTGCAGTCTGTTCTGAAGCACCAGTGATAACTAGGTTATCTTTTACTGTTGTAGTGGTGTTAGTAGCAGTTGCATCGTTAGCTGTAGTCCAAATACCAACAGCAGTTGAGTAAGTGGTGGTGTTTGAAGTCAAGTTAGCAAAGGTAGGTGGTGTAATGAAACGGATACCACCACGGTCGACCTGGAAGCGAGGCAATGCATCGCGTAGAGGACGGGCGTTGGTTGAACCAATTGCATAAATGTCATACTTTACTTCAAAAGGTGTTGAGTATCCACCAGCAGCAACAAGTGCTTCTGGACCGGTTACTGCAGCAATCTTTTTAGCATTTGCTTCTGCATCTGTACCGAGGATACGTTCCTCAGGGTATAGAGTAGAGAAAGATGCAACAATGTGCTGCTCTCCATCTCCTCCATTTACACGACGTAGAGAGTGGAGTCTCTTTTCCATAGCCTGAGCTACTTCGTACATGTTTGATAGTGCGGTGCCAGCTGTGTAGCCAGGGATGTCCGCGCCAGCAGTAATTGCTACTGGTGCTTCTGTAACCTGAACAACAGGCTGACGATCAGCTGGAGCTGAGAAGCTCTCTTCTGCTGGAGTGGTCACTGGGGCCTGCTCTTCCTGCTCTTCTGGAGCAATAGTTGTTTCTTGGGTTAATGATTCGTCAGTTGACAGTTCGGATCCGTCTTCCTGATCAATTGATGCGTCTTCGGTTGTTTCTTCAGTTGTTGAAAGTTCTGCTTCTGCAACAACTTCCTCTACTGCTTCTTCAACCTCAGGGGTTGCGGCTACTTCTTCGTCCGAGCTGTACTCGGTCATAGACTTTTTCTCCTTGTTCTCAGCTGGAGCTTCTTCAGTAGGAACTTCTTCCTCCGGATTAACTTCAACTTCAACTACAGGAGCCTCTTCAGCTGGAACTTCCTCGGTAGGAACTTCCTCTTCCATAGGCATGTCTTCATTCATAGCCATTTCCTCTTCTGACGTTTCTGCAATACCCTTGACACGTGCTGCGGCTTCTGCCGCCTGAGCAGCAAGCTGCTCGGCTAGAGCCTCTCGGCGAGCTAGCTCACCACGCACGATGTCTAATGAGTCTGCAAGAGCAGTCATAGCATCAACTGTTTCAGGAGTTGGGTCTTCGCCCTCAACCATGTCGAACTCGCTGATGATGGTAGTCTGAAGCTCAGCGACTTGTTCGTCACTTAGCTCTGCAACTCCATCAAGTTGAGTTTTGATTTGGTCGTACACTGTACCTCCTAGGCCAGTCATAGTTAATGAATGTTTTACCATTCATGGTGAACAATCAAGGCCGAGGGACTCGTAAAAATTTGCGAGGCGCTCTTCCTATTAGTAATTTTACCTTACTTTTTAAGTAAGGAGTCGGAGAAGCTTACTCATCTGGGACTGAATCTCTCCCTGGGAGTAAACGTCGGCACCCGACATATATGACTTAAGATCTGCCGTAGCAATATCCGCGTCATCTTTACCGATTTTTGACTCGACTCGTGAAATCATCCCATCGATGAGATCCTTGAGTCCAGACGGTAAATCGCTAAATCTTAGTTTTTCCGCATCAGCACCAAAAGGTAGCGGAAGGTTTGAAATTACTCGGCCCAGTTCTCGGGCTGAGTTTTGAACATTTTCTAGAGACTTGGCATTCAAAGCACCAGAGTCTAGACGGTCAATCATATCTAGGAGCTCTGCGCTGGCACCAGCTGATTTAGCGTAGTTACCGGCAAAGTCCAAGTTCTCTGCTTCTTCAGCTTTAGCCAAAGCTTTTTGTAAGCCGGCTACGCCAAGATCTTGTCTTAGACGGGCTAAAACCTTACGATACTTCCCGCGAGCATCTCTAGGCTGAGTTGCTGGGGTGTACTTAACTCGACCATCCTCATCATACTTGTCTTCAGCTGTAGTCTTACCAGCAGCAATGTCTTCTGCAATCTTAATTTCTTCTTCAGTCTGCTTGTCAGCTTCTGCTTTAGCATCAATGAGTTGCTTCAAATCTTCATCTTCAATTTCACTCTCTGGGGTAGCAAACTCAGACGAAATAGACGCAATGACTGCACGCATGCGGTCTAGGTTAGAAACGACCTGCATAGAGTCGGCATTCTTCCACTGGTCCGGAATTAGGTCGGTAGCCTTAAGCTGACGAGCACGCTTCATAATGTGACGACGAACTGTAGGACGGTCTTCTTTCTTAGCACGACCAAAAGCTTTAATAGCATTCTTTAGATCGTCAACGTTACGAATCGGGTAAGAACCGTCAGGAAGAGCTTGACCCTTCTTAGAAAGAGATGAACGCTCTTCTTCGCTAATCTTTGCAAGTTCTGTAACTGCAGAAGCAACTAGAGCACGTTCACGGATTGACTCTAGAGCAGCAGATGCAGCCACAGTCTTTGGCTTCTTCCATTCATCAGGAATTAAGTCATACTTACCGAGAGCACGGGCACGCTTAATAATGTGCTTTTTTGCAGCAGCAATATCCTTAGCACGACCATGAGCCTGAATAGCATTCTTTAGATCTTCAGTATTGCGAATCGGAAAAGAGCCATCTTTCATGGCCTTACCTTCCTTAGCAAGAGCATCACGCTTGTCACGAGAAACATAACCAAACTGAGTCTCAAAACGAGTCATCATATCAGCTGAAGCCGCACTAAGTTCACTTAATCTTGCTGCACGCTCTACTAGAGTAGAAACATGCTGGCTCTTCATAATTGCAAAGTAGCTAGCACCTGCAGCAACAAGAGCCATAACTTTTCCGGAAGCAACCATTGCACGAGCAATAGGGAATCCTGGAACATTGACCTGACAAACAGCAACAAGCTCTAGCGAGCCATCGATTGGACGCCAGTCACCTGAAGGAGCAGAAGCACGAAGTGCACGAATCTGAGCCTCAGTGGCTTCTGGACGTAGTGAACCAGATACCCAGATTCCATAGTCATCTTCGCCGGCATGGACATCTGCAATAGCAGATGCCGTGTCATCGTAATGCTTTGCTGCCTGAGCCGCACTAGCGTTGAGATTAGCGTGTCCACCAGCAAGAGTTAGCTGACCGACTGGAATATCTTTACCAGCATCCGTGCGTACAACACCAGTATGGAAGTAAGCGTAATTGCTACGAGAACGAGGTGGACGAGTAGACCTAGGCATACCAATATGGTTTACATGCCAAGCAGCAATATGACCATAGATACGACCATCAGGTTCTACAGTAATCGGTGTTGGCTTAGTTAGTTTAGGGTTACCAAACCACTCTGTAGGCGGGGTTACTGGAATCTCTGATTCTAAAAAGCCAGACGCAATTAGTGCTTCGCCAGCTACGAAAGAGTCAATCGACTCTTCGTAAATTCCGTCTGCAGGAATCACTTGATCCTCCTGGTTGCTTGAGTAGGTATTGTCCACTGAAATTGTGCACTCTTGAAATGCGGGCTTAGCTACAATTGTAGCAGCCATTACACGGGCGTGATTTATGATAAGTTTTTGCTTACCTACTTCATCGTCATTAGCATTCTCAGCCTTGTGCTCTTTAGCCTCAAATTGATCTAGGTCAGCAGAAACACCACGAATAAAGCCATTCTTAACTAGACGCTCTGCTTCACGACCATAAGGTCCGGTATCAAAAACACCATAGGCATTACCAATACCCTGTGGCATTTTTTCCATGTAATCAATACGGCCGACTACGACAGAACCAGAATGCCCTTCAGCAGTTTTAATCTGCCACAATAGCGGGAGAGGTAGGTCACGGAAACTAATAGCATCCTTTTTAAATTTACGTCCATCGCCAGATTCTAAATCCTCTGGAAGAAGCATCGGTATTGTAAAACGTGATCCTGAAACCATGGCTGCTCCAGCAGTAACACCGAAAACTCGCGCCTTAGCTGCTTCAGCCGCTGCAACTAAGTAAGACTTTTCAATAACAGAGTCAATCATTTGCTCGTCTATGGAAAAGTTGCCTCCAAAGTTTCTTTCTTTTCCGGCGTTAAATCTGCTGCCAGTATAAGTACCAGTCATTTCTTTGTGACGAAGTTGGCAGTAACCTTTTGCACGAGGTCCCATATACTTTGAAAGTTGACGAACGCAACGAGTCCAATCTCCTGGAGTACCCCACATAATCTTGGCACCACCAACACCACGGGTCCAATACTGGCGAAGTTCTTCAGCATTTCCTCTATTGCGATCAAAGCCACCGGCAGCAGTCAGTGCTTCAAACTCATCATCACTACATTTACCTAATTCATCCAATGAGTAAGTTAGACTAGGATCAGGGGTCCAATCTTTATCGTATAGGTCATCTTCTTCTTGAAGTATGTACTCTAAAGGTAGAAGCATATCTTCATCAGTAACTACAGTAGGATTTTCAATATCTCCTACCAAGACTTCTTCCATAATTAAATCTTCGTTATCCACGGTTACGATCTCTTTTCGCATGAGTTGAAGTGTAAATGCCTAATGCATCTTTGTGACGAAGTTGGCAGTAACCTTTTGCACGAGGGCCTAGATGCTTAGATAGATAACGAACACATCTCTTCCAGTCTCCAGGCTGACCCCATCTAATTTTAGCAGCACCTTTACCGCTAACCCAGTAGCGTCTCAGGTTTTCTGCATTGCCACGATTACGGTCTAAGCCCCCAGCCGCAGCAATCGCTTCACTTGTACCTGACCAGAAGTTAATTAGGTGGGAATAGGCAGAAGCTGCTGTAGGGGTTGGAGCAACAGGAGGCGAGGTTGGCTCTGGAGCAGAACCTGGCTTTTCTTCTTTAGCAGTGTCAACATTTTGTAGGCCATCAACCTGCTTAAGAATGTCATTGATAAGCTCTTTAGTATCTAGCTTCACCACTGGAGGAGGGGTAGCAGACTTAAGATCTAGAAGAATTTGCTCGTCTAAAATCCATTGCTTATCTTTACGCCTGTAAACAACAGGCTCAGTAGTAGTTGCAGTTTTAGGAACTAAAGCAACAAGATCCATAACAGCTTGGGGATCATCAGGAGAAACAATTGCAACATATTTAGGTTCTACATCGCTTGTTGTTGGGTCCATTGGCTGCTCTGCAGTAGGATCAACGGCTGCAACTACTGAATTCTTTGCACGAGCAGATACAATAGCTGTCGCCCAGTCAATAAACATTTTGTCAATGTCGGCCTTGGTCAAAGCAGCAGGGCCCTCAGAAAGAAGAGCAATACTTTTAGATGTTTCAATCTTTGGCTGACCTAGAATTCCAACCGTACTCATTGGCTTGATAGGCGGAAGAACCTTAACTGGAGTTTTGTCTACTTCATCAGTTGCGGAATCTTCGCCATACATGCCAGACGCCATTATCACTCGATCAAGGAAATTTACATCAAGCTGAGGCATAGAGTCGGAAAACATCTGAGCTTCGTTGGCATCAATGTCTTCTAGTTGAATTTTTTTGTAAGGAGCTTCCTGCATTAATGCAGAAATAATAATTGCAGAGCTAGGGTCAACCATTACGTGAGTCTTTTCGACCTGGTCGTATGGGTCATCTAGAGACGAGTCATAAGCATAAATGTCGCCGTCAACATAGCCTAGATCGTCCCAGGCGCAGTCGTCCCAAACATAAACGTGTCCGTCAATTTCAATCTTGTAAAGCCTATCAATACCAGAGCCGTCTAGGCAAACGCGAACCAAGAATTCTGGGCCGTACATGGCATCTAGGTCATTAGCTGCTTCAAAAGCATTTACATCGGATTCATAAGAGTCTTCGTAAGAATCTAGGTGGTCGTCATACCCAGGCATATTATAACCACCAGCAGTCATAGAGGCTTTTTTCTCACGCTCTGCGATTGCACTGGCCCAACGCCATCCGGCGTCACCTCCCCATAAGGCCCACGCGATTCGTCCGTTCGACGGGAAGTTGTCTTCGCCTGGTTCCCAGCCTTTACCCTTTTTGTCAACTTCGTGACGAGCAAAATACTTTGAAATGTGACGAACCTTGCTTAGACCAATTTGACCACCCTTGGCTAGCGTACGAGCAGTATTTAAACCAACTGGAGTTCCGCCACGCTTGTGCTCTTTACGCCATTTAAGAGCTTTAATGGCTTCGCTCTTTACGCCATCTGGAATCGTATACATTCTGCTGGCAGAAGCGACAACTGGGTTAGCAACTTCGTAAAGTGCAGTAGCTGCAAGCTCGTAAGCAGAATCAGGAACAAAGCCTTCTGTAGACCAGCCGTCTCTTTGGATATTAGAAAGTGCACCAAATTCGGTAATCATGTTTAATTCGGTATCTACAATAACGCTGTAGTTACCGATAGCAAACAATGATAGTTTGCCAATACTTCCTAAATATTCAGCCATTATACTTACTTTGCTAGTGCTTCGTTTACAAGTATGGTGTTTTCTTGCAAATACTCTTTATCTAGAGTACCTTCAGAAAACTTCTTTAGAGTTATGTTGGTACCCTCAAAATCAAAATCAGACTCATTATCAAAGTCGACTTTATATCTGTCGCATCTTAGGCCTAAATCCCTAACTCTCCAGGTATCTTCTTCGCCTAATGCAACCCAGCGTTTAGCTTCTGGATCATATTCGGAGTCGCCAAATATACCGTATGAAAGAATCGTCTCCACTAAACCATTTTCTGGATTTAAGTAGATATAAATATCATAGATAGGTTTGATTTCTTTAGTTGCCATTATGCTCCTCCTTCAATTCTATCGTATAATTGGTTTGTCGTTTTCATCGAAGTTGCTGGCATAGTCCAGACCAAGCTCCTTTAGTGTAGGAACTTCTCCGTAAAATTTTATATTTTGCTCTCTAAACAAAGTAGTTACAGCCCAGACTACCGTATATAGGTTGTCATTAGTTCCAGGCAGGTACGGACCTTCCGGTGTTGCTTTGATTACATCGGAGTCCTGAGACTTAAAGTCTATAAACGCATTAACTATGTTTACAATTTCTGGATTGCCAGACAGTCTTAGTGAAGCAGGAGCGTCTGGTACCCAATAAATGCTATCTAAATCGTCAACTTTAATTTGGACAGTTTCAGTAAATTTTCTTAGTCTATCTGCCATTTTATTCACCCAAACCTTCGGTTGCAGACCAATCATTCATCATAAGCATCATACCCATTCCATAGTGCTTGACGTTTCTATCAAGACCCTCTGAAACTTTACGTCCATACCATTCACGAACATTTAGCTCTTCAGTCATACTTTCATCAGCATACCATTTATCGGTAGTCTTGTCGTGATAAGGGTTAGCTACTAAATCAATATAGTCTTCCATTACCGGGTTACCCTGAGAGTCGACCACTGGTTTTTTAGTTTTTCTATTAACTTTTTGACGAGTCTTCTTGACTATAGCAATCTGGCCGGTTGGCTTAGATACCGATCCGGCGTCTAAGAACAAATCTTCCATAATTGTTGAGTTGACTTCGTTACCGTCAAAGTTAGGGTCTAGAACAAAGTCGCCACTCTCGTATCTTCTAGTTGTGTAAGGAGAAGATAGGTCATCAATGGAGAAGCCGATTTCGCCCTTGCCCCAACCAAAGAGAGGTCTAAGCTTACCGTCAGGACCGGTTGCTCTGCGGTGTAGCCATGCGTGAGCCATCTTATTTCCGTTATTGTCAACGAAGTCCAAGAAGTGCTGTAGCTCGTGAAGTGCCGTTGTCTCGTTAGCACTCGTTCCTGCCGAAGTGCTTAGAGTAATTTCTAGATCTCCGTTACGAAGACGCTTAAAGTGTCCTCGCTCCACTCCAGACTGAATTTGAAGATTAACATTGTTATCTTTTAGATACTTAGCAAGCTGTCTAATTCTAGCTGAAGGCATGTGATCAAATGCGCCACGAAGAGCACGAGCAGACTTGAACGTACTAAACGCATCTAAGCTCTGGTTGTCTTGTACAGAAATTATTCGACCCTCGAACTCATTTAGAGATACGTTGTCAAATTTCACGCCTAGGTCTTCTAGAGTTTTCTTAGTAGCACTCTTTGTAGCCTGCTTTAGATTCTTAGCAAATTTGATTCTATTGTTCTTTGCGTTAGTTGAAGCTACCGACTTTTCTGCCAGAGACTTAAATAGACGAGAAGCTTTAGACTTGTTCCTAGGGTCAGTTGCGGTTAAATAAGCCGCAATACCCGACAACTGATCTGAATCATTTGTTCCAGTTATTGACCTAATTTCATAGCTGTAATCCTGAAGACCTGAATCCACTAGTTTTTTAGCTAGTTTTTTGAAGTCAATGGCTCCGTTTTGATCGGCCAAGCCTTCCGCTTCCATTTTCTTTAATGTGTCAGCTTCTACTTTAGAATCAATTCCGTTTTTAATCTCTCCTATAAAGGAATCTAAGTCTTGCTTTGCTTTAACAGAGGCATTTGCAGTCTTGTTAGACTCGTCTACTACAGATTTTTCCAAATCTTCGTACTTAGTTCCAGGCTTAATCTGGTAACCAGCCTCGTTAAGCTCGTCAACAATTCTACCCTCAGTCGCATCCCATGCCTGAGCACCAAGTTCTAGTTGCTTATCTAGAATTGCGTTAGCCTCATCTGTAGGCTTAACTGCTTTTCTAGAAGTTCCCTTAATATCTGTGTTAGTTGCAGGGTTCGTGGCAGTCGGGTTAGATGAAATTTCCTTATCGGAAGATGTTCCGTCTGCTTTAGGGGCTAGATTTAACTCAGCAGCAGCTTTGGCCAGGTCAATATTGGTTGTAGTTGCAGGTGCTGAAGTCTGTGGCTTAGGCACATTTACCTGCTCGTCGTCAGCAAAGTACAGTTCAGGCTGAACGCTACCTTTTCCAAACAAGACCTTAAATGCTCTTACACCGTCGTAAATACCCTTTGTACTAGACTCTACTTTGCCGTAAGCATTTCCTTTATCGTCGTATAGGACGTCTCCGATTTTTACATCTTTTATTGATTTCTGAATATTGTCGGTAGATACGTCTGCATAGCCCTTGTAAGATGACAATACAACTACAACGCTCTCTTTGTCTTTAATCTCTCCAGTGTTAAAGTCAACAGTAAAGCCCTTGTTATACGCTTCTAGAATCTTTTTTTCGTCTTCACGAATCCAAGGTGCGTATGATGTTAGTTCAGCAGATGAGTCGACAATATCCATGTTGCCGCTGTTCAGGCGAACAGTCTGGCCATCAGCGAACTCTACCTCAACGAAGTCACCGTAAACATACGAGCCACCGTCTGGGTTGTCATAAGGGACTAGATAGGCAACTCGACCCACTGCTTCCTGACCTACGTTGTTTCTCCATCTAGCTATCTGTCCAGGTTCTACTGAGACACCATTTCTAGATAGGTGAGGTCTAATTACACCACCAACAGGAATAGCTTGGCTGTCTTCGATGATATCGAAAGAGTCATCTAGCATAGCGTTTAGCTTATTTGTAGATACGTCTGGAACAGCTCTTCTAATAGTGGCAGATAGGTATTCTCTGACCGCCTGCTGAGCGGCTGGAGTGTTAGGGACCATGTTTAGGTACTGACGCATAATATATGCAGCAGAAGCGACATCCCCAGCTTCTAGGGCCTCAAAAGCAGAAGGAACTGCCTTGTTTTGCTTAGTGTGGAAGTTCTGAACGCTAGAGTTAAGAATATCGTCTCTACCATTCAATGCAATCTGCATGTGCTCCATAGGAGTACGGATTTTAATGTTAGTAGTTTTAGCAGTCTTATCTTCCAAAACTCTAGCAATACCGCCAGCACCCTTTCTAGCGGAAGCTTTAGTGACACCAGTACGTAGCTGGTTTATTGCACCGAAAATTCCACCATAAGTGTCTGGGTTCTTCTCACCTAGGGTTTCAGGATCGCGTAGCCAGTTAGTTTCTAACCTACGCTTAACTCTGTTAAGAGCTGCTTTAAGGGAGTCAGCATTTGACATGTCCCAGAACTCTTGAGACTCTCCAGAGTCCAGATCTGTAACTGTGTAGCTAATAACAGCTTCAGTAGATTTAGCTCCAGTGATCTTAATTTCTAGAGAAACATTAGCGTCTTTGTTAGGTCCAACTTCTTCAACCGAGTTCTTCTTATATACAGTTATGGAGCCATCTGGATTGACTTTTCCACCAAACTTAACAAGTTTGTCGTACATAGATTTCATGCTTCCCATGCCAGGCTCTTTGAGCATCGCATCGTACGCAAGTATAGAACCATCAAACAAGCTGAACTGGTCAGTAGGCTTCATTTGGTTGTTCGGGTAGTTGTTGTAGATATCTGTAGTAGCAACTGCTACAGGCTTAGCGGCCTTCTTTGGCTTAACTACTTTTGGCTTAGCTGCCCTAGGGTTTGGACGCTTCAAATCAGAAGAACCAATGTTGTCAACAGCTGCAAATATACTTACATAGTTGACCTTGTTGTCTTCAATTGCATCTTTAAACTCGTCTGACTTAGATATCATGTCTGCAATATCCCTAGGATCTGCATCATTGTCGATGGCTCTAGCAATATCACCGTTAGGGTCGAATGCTGAAACCTTATCCTTTAGGACATCGCGGTTAGCTTTTTTAGCCTTCTCGCCCAAGTTAGGGAAATCATTAGCTAACTGGCTCCAGCTATTAAATTTAAAACTGCCAAGCCTGGATTCGTTAGTTCTTGGGCGGGCAACAATAGTGCCATCCTTGTTCTCACGAATGTTCCAGGTTGTGCCGTCAATACGCTTACTGTATGTCCCGTTAGTTAGGGCAAACCAGTCAGAAACAAGTTCTTTACCAGGAGTGTTAGGTGAAGTTGATAGAACTCCAGGACCTTCTTCTCCACTAGCATCAGAATCTTCGTCTTCAAAGAATTGGAAGCCACCAGCAAAGTTCTGTCCCTTACCTGACTTAAGTGCGGTTCCGCCTTCTGAAGAGCCCTTGTCTGTACGCTTTTTGTTAAGCGCTTCTTGTGCTTCTTCTTCTTTAGCTACAAGGTCTAGTCCGAAACCTGGATCACGCTCTAGGTCTGTATTAGCCTTACGCATTCCATCTTGACCAGTGTAGTCAAGACCATAAGCTAGTGAACCAGGGTATAGCCTCTTTCTTGCACGAGTTACAGCAACATACCCTAGTTGATATTCATCCTTACCGGGGTAGACCATATTTCCTTTATCATCGACCTCTGGAACAGGGAAGTCGCCGGCGATAATAATGTTGTCTCGCTCTAGTCCCTTAAATCGGTGAGCTGTAGACACAAGAATGTCCGCAATTACCGGCTCTTTTGTGTCTTCCATGAACAAAGATGCCATTTTGTTGAGATACTCGGCTCTATCTTCTTCTTCTGGAATTAGGAGGCTGCTTACCCACCCGCTGGAGCTTTCATCCCATGCAGCACCCTTATTTGATACTCTCCATGAAGGCTCAGAGCCGTCCGGGAGTTTCAATTCCGGAGACATTTTTGTTTTATTATTTCCAATAATAATTTCTCTAAAGTTTCTATCGGTTCTTCCAGGAACCGTAGTAAATAGAGCGTACTCAGCAGCGTCGGTTAGCTGTAGATAGTCTCCCTGGACTCTCCAAAGTATGTCCTTAAATCTACCAGAACTACCATCTGAGGCATCAAGATTAGTTACAGATTCAATGTCAATCTGTTCTCTTTCAACAATTAACTTTTCAGTTAATTCTTTTAATTTTTTAATCTTTGATTCTGGATCTTCTTGAATCAGTCTCCACCAATAGCCGGCTTTAGACTGCGGGTCTATCTCAGCTTCAGTGATTAAAGCTTTTAGGTTTCTCATGCCAACAAAGTCGTCGCTAAATAACTTTGGATTTGCAGGACGAGAATTAAAATCTTGAACTAGCCAATCTAGATGCTCCATAGCACTAGTCAGGTCCTTATACATGCTGTCAGTTACACCAGCTGTATACCCAGCCTCATCTAACTGCTCAAGCTGGTTAAAAACCTCAGCATTTGTTCTAGTCTGTATAGCTGTGTTGTTTTTAAAGTCAGGAATCTTTGCAAAGTCTGAGTCAGGTAGGATTTCTCCACCGCCCACAGCACTTTTAAGTCGATACTCCTCGCCAAGCAGGTTGAGGAACCCATTTGCGTGTGGTAGTAAGTCTGTACCAAAACGACGAGTTGTAGTTAGAGTTAGCGATGCACCCGCAACATTGTTAGCAAAATCTGTAAGTGCATCTTTAGTACCACGGAAAGAGTTAATACCTTGAGCACGGTCACCGACCATAAGAATTATTGGTGCAGTTCCACGAGCCAAGTTATCGTTAATTACTTTTTCAAATACAACGTTTGTGTCCTGAGCCTCGTCAAGAACCATGTGAGTAACTGGTTTACCATCAGGAGAACGTAGCTTAGAGAAATCCGGGTTACTTAGAGCCCACATCTTAAATGCGTGGGTTGGGCTAATTACTGTTACACCTTTAAGAGTCTTTATTACTGGCTTACCGGCTTTAGTCTTAGCTCCAGTTTCGACTATGTCATCACTTGTATTTACATAAGTCAGATCATCCCAGTAAGCTTCAGCGTAAGAAACTAGTTTTTTTAGTTTTTCTGCTTCAATTTCTACGTCTTCAGCTGTTTCGCCTTTTTTAGCTTTAGTTTTTACATTAAAGTGCTGAGGGCCAATTTTTTCATCAGTGCTTCTAGCGTATCTATCTACAGCTTTGCTAACTAGCGAAGCAACCTTAGCTGCAGTGTAGTTTTCTCCACCAATAGACATTTCGTCCATTAGGAAGTGGTTAGCTAATTTTTCTCCACCAGCGATGTGGTAGAAACTCTTTGACCTGTAACGGTCCATAAATGGCTTGTTAGCCTTGCCTTTAATTGTTCCGGTTTTCCCCTGAGCCATGTTGACAAGGTGCTTGCGGCCAAAGTAAGCATCTACAGTTTTAGCAACTGTGTTTTTAGGAACAAGTTTTGCAGCTTCTGCAGCGTTAGTTGTGTTCAACTGAAGAAAAGCGACACGGGCCTCTGGCTCGATCTCCATTAAAGCATTAGTTAGACCAACTGAAGTAGTAGTCTTACCGGCTCCAGCACCAGCACGTACTGCTGTATTCTTTTTTGCAATAAGAATAGCGTTAAGGATATTGGTCTGCTCTTCGCTAGGGACAAAACCGAAATACTTTTCATACTCTTCCGGCTTAGCTAAAGCAGCAAGTTCTTCAATACTAATAGGTTCCTGTTTTTTAGGTTTTAGGCTCTCTGATGCTCCGCCGCTAGGGGTTACGGGGGTGTTTGAAGGAGTAGTTGCAGGCTTCTTTGCTGCAGGCTTCTTAGCAGCAGGTGCCTTTGGTTCTGGTTTATTGCCTTCAGGTTGCTCAGGGTCCTCGAAGAACTCTGCCCCCTTACCAGGGGTGATAGGGGCACCAAGTTTAATTAGATTGTCGACATCTACAGGCTTGCCGTCCATGGCATCCTGTACTGCTTTTTCTGCAACAGAATCTACATTTCCAATGGGACCCATTTTGGACGCAAGTTCTGGGCTATCCATTGCAAAAGAGTCAAAAGGCTGTAGTTCGTCCGCACGTGCGGTATAGACCTTATCATCACCATCAAATTTAACTTGTAATACATCTTGGCCAAGGGAGTCTTTTTCCTTGCCAACTACGGTTAAAGGTTCAACTTCTTCTAAAATGTCATTGAAGAAGGCAGCCTTATCGCCAACGCTATAGTCACCGACAGATTTCTGTCCACGCTTAAAGTAGCCTTCAGGAGCAACTTCAGGGACATAAGGCTTTCCACCTTTATCTTCTACAAGCTTGTTTAGGCGGCCAAGTAGTTCTTTAGATGCGTCGTTTTCTCCATTTTTAGCCATCTGATTGTATAAAGCTTTAATGGTTCTATTTACCTGAGCAGGAGTTTTACCTTCTTCTCTTTTAAATAGGTCATCAACCAACATCTGAGAATATTCATCTAACTTAGATTCTTTTTTAGCTGCACTAGGTACTTCAACCACCGCTGGGGCCGCAGGCTCCGCTGGCTTCTTAAAGCCGGACTTTTCTTCACCAACCTGAGCAGCACCCTCTAGGTCGACGCCAGCATCCTTAAGCATCTGCTCTACTTCAGCAGGATTGTCAACTTCATAACCTGCAGGTAGGTCTGCTAGAGGGGAATTAGCTCGACCCTCTTCGATGTTTGCCTTTTCTTCAGGAGTAAGGTCTCCAGCTGCAATACGCTCATCATCAGGAGTGATGTCACGGCGAGGAGTGCTAGGTAGGTCGGCAATAGTCTTGCCAGCAATCTTAGACATGTCTGTAACAACACTGCTCTTTTTAATACCCTGACGCTTTAGAACGCTCTCTGGAATAAAAGCATCAACTCGGTGCATCATTTTAGATGTAAGTTCGTAGACGCCATCCGGCAAGAAGTCGTGGCCCTTAATAAGAACCGCACCATTACCTAGACGACCAGTACCACCAATGAAAGTACCAACGGCTTCAACAATTGACCCATCAGCAAGTCTGAAGAATGTTAGGCTTCCGCGGCCCATCTCCATCCAGCGACCCTCATCGTCACGTGGCTGGACAACCCAGAAACCTTTGTTTGCACCAGTTCCGAAGGCAGCCAGTAGGGCGATGAGTTTTTCTAACATCTAAGTTTGAGTCCTTCTTAGTAGGAGCAGAATTCTAATTATCTAGTACAGTTTCTACTAGCAATTTTACACGTTGTTTGGGGGGTATGATTTGAAGCTTATAGACTGTCTAGGTCTTTTAGGGAGTATAAAGTTTCTTCTGTCTTAGCCCACTTTTGTCTTTGACCTAAAGTGCTACGATCTACGTCAGATTTAGTTATGTAACTATACAAATCGTCAGACCATTTTTCATTTTCTGACATAGCCTCTAAAATTTTATCTGACGAAGAACCGCCATCAATAAGTTCAGCAACCTGGCCGCCATCATCATAAGGAGCAATCATTTCTTTCGCAATAGCTTTAAAATCAACAGGCTCGATTGGGTCCTCTAAGCTGTTGAGGGCATCCATCAAATCATTGAATCTAAGGATTGCTTGCTGGTCGGCTAAAGTTGTCTCTTCAGTTACGCCTGCTTCAGCAAGTTCTTTATTAGCTTGGAAGAAAGTCTTACCATTTATGTAGTCTAGAATTTCTTGCTTAGTGTTTCCGCGAATAACCATGCGAGACAGAAGACCATCTTCGTCATATGGGTTCTTTAGAACGTCGCTATTAACCTTTTGGTCATCAATAGCACCCAATAGTGCATCCCTAGACAAAATGTAATCGTAGTCTGCATTCTTTACTGCCGTGGAGACAGAGTCCTCGTTTGCAAGGCTGGCTAGCTCATCCGAAACAAAGCCAGACGCGACTAGCGACTTAACTCTAGTAACTGCGTGCAGATGCTCTGTAGTTCCTGGATTTGCAGTAAACGCTCTATAGAATATATTTGCTTCCCTAGGGTCTAGGTTGTCGAACTCTTCTATGATTTCATTGGCTTTTTCAGGACCAAAAAGCATTGATACGCGCTGGTGAAATTTAGAGGTGAAATCTAAATTTGACATTAAAACTCCTTAGGAAGTAATTCAGCATCTCGGCCATCGTGCAGAGATATTGCAAGTTCTTTTGCTCGTTCGAACGGGCTTTCGCTAGCTAATTCGCCTCTAATCCAAGCTGCATTTAGGGCTGGAATAACTTCATATCCAGCACCAGAATACTCGGCTAAGGCAAAAATAGCTTGCTCCTTACTAGTATACTCTGTTTCCGGTAATAGCACTATGGTCAACTCGCCTGAGTAGTCGTACTCGTAAACTTCGGTTCTAGTCTCATCACCCGGGAAAGACTCCCCAGACGCCCTTACTGACTTTTTAGAAGACTTAGGGTGAGAAGCTGGAAGTAAGTCGTTGTCAGTAGTGTACTTGCTGTTCTTTGGGGAACCAGACTTGAGGAGATGGAGGAACGCGTTTACACGACCCATTGCCCAAGAGTTTCGATTCTGATCCGGACGGTGGGAGGAGGAGAAGGCTCCTGCTCCACGACGATAAACAGCTTTTAGCATACGCAAGCTAGCCTTACGATCAGACTTCTCGTTGTGCTCCTTAACTTTATTAGAAAGTGACTCTTCTACCTTCTTTGAAAAGTTAACCGTCTTTGAGCCAGAAGCGGAACCCTTAGCGTTCTTACTAGAGCCTTTGATTTGGTCTTTCTTCGGGGCCGGTTTAGAACCGGCAGTTGCTACTAGAGGACCTCTGTATACCTTGGCCATGATCTCGTTTTGGCCACTCATAATTTTAGAAACGCATCTATGATGACCATCTACTAGCTTTAGACCCTCGTCATCTAGATAAACAGTGATTAGCTTTGTATTATCGCCAGCACCTTTCATCTTGATTGGGTCTAAGTAGTCTTGGGTTGGGATTAAGTCAGAGATGTTTACAGACTCTTCAGTGTAGTTGTCACCCATGTCGTAAATCTTTTCCTTGAGTTTTTCTTGGATTAGATTAGGAGTTTTAGAGAAAACTTTTTCTGGGGTAACTGCCCCGTCTGGAAGAACAGCAAAGCGGCATAGGCCGCCCTCTTCAGTTTCATGGGAAATAATCTCGCAGCCATTAGGTGCTTCCCAGAATACACAGTTACCACACTTTACGCCAATGGCAGCATTTTCTGCGTTCTTTTCTGCAGAGTCGTAGCCAGCCCAAACGCCAGTATTGTCCTCATTAAATTTACCATGCTGTTTAACAATGACACGCAAAGCTCTTGCTAAATCTCGCTCCTCTGGGACAAGTACTCCAGCCGAGGTAATTGCTGGCTTATCTTCAGTAATTGGTCCACCAACAACCCAGGCGGAGCAAGTTCTTGAGGCCGCACATTTAAAATCAAATGCCTCGCAGTAGCCTAGCTCTGCTTGATCAATCGCATCCCAGGCATTTGATGCACTTGAGTCCCCCGCAGCTAGGCCAGTTTCGATGCAGTCAAGAATTTTTGGAGTGCGGACAAACATTACACAGTTACCACAAACGCTTTTCTTTGCTTCTGTAACATCAACAGACCAGCGCTTAGCTTTCTCTGCCCAGAACTCTTCGTTAGGCTCTTTAGGATTTAGTGGACCATAAGCAGCTGTTGTAATTGCTTTCTCGCGATTAGCAAGATTTATGCCAATATCCTGAGTAGCTGGAGGGCATTTGTCTTCAGAAGATGCATCTGATACAATAACTGGAATAGTCGGCTTGACAACTGAATCAAAGTAACTGGATGCAGTTATTGTCTTTTTCTTGAGAGTAGCCACTTCAGAAAGTGCAATCCATTTACCATCTCTAAAGACGCGCATACCAGAAACGTCGCTCATACGTTCTCCTAAATTGCTTTTTTGCGTATTAGGTTTAGGTTGTTGTTTTTTCTGTTCTTCGACCATCTAATTATTATACCTCATTGTTTTATTCTGGAATATAGACGGCTTCCCAGTAGCCCCTGGCTAAGATGCTACCTAGCATCTGGACAGGAAAATCATAACCCTCTGCGGTTCTTACGTGGGCAAGATACTCGTTTCTTTCATCTTTCCCGTCATGTATAATCAAAGAACCACTATCATTTTTATATAGTATAGTTCCTTTTTTTGGTTCCATTATATATCTCCATCTACTAGTTCGATCGGTATTGCTATACCATACTTTACCATTAATTCTTTCAAACCTGCAAGCCTTGCTTCAGCGGCTTCTTTAGTCATGTGCTTGAAAGTGTAAACTGAATCAGTAATATTAGTGTACGGAATAACAATTTTTTCAATGTCATCTAAAGTCACGCCATTATGAATTTGAGCTTCCACGTAGCCAGACTCAAAAGGATAATTTGAATCAGTAGGAGTTCTTAATAGCCCTGCCTGTAAAATCGATTCTTCATCGATATCTTCCGACAGTTTTTTACCATTTCGCAGAATATTAGCTAATGAATCCTGCATAGTAAAGGTAGTTTTTGTTTTAGTTGAATCTTTCAAAACAAGCCTAACATCGCCATATTGGCTAACGCTAGTAGTTGTAAGTTTGTAGTTATCTGGCCTAACTACAGATCTACCAAAATCTACACTTTCTGGAAATGCTAAGTAGCCGTATATTGGTCTTGAAGTAGGATCCGTATCCAGTGGAACACCAAAAGCTGTCATTTCCCTTTTAGCTCTAAATAATGGGTCATACATACCCTGAGATTTACCAGTTTCAAACTGAGTTTTTAATCTTCCATCTTTAAAAATAGTATCTAAATAACTAAAATAGACAGAAACCACAGGTTTAGCATTTTTTATCTCTTTAGCAAAAATCTTAGCTGCTTCCCTATCAGTAACTGCATTCTTACTAAGTTCGCTCCCTCCAGGGATTGCTTCTTCAAGGTCTATGAATAAGTCACTGAGTGCTTTTCTATTTTCATACTCTGCATACGAACCTACGGCATCGTACGTAGCCTCTACCCAAGCGAGCCTATCAACTTCACTTAGACCAAGTTTTTTAGAATCTTCCTCTATCTTAGAATTTAAAGCTTTTTTGTTCATGTAGACTTCTCTACTAGGATTATTTTTGTACCATTCCTTGTAGAAGTCCTTAACTGCCTGAGGCGAACCTAAAAGTGTTTCTTCAACATAGTCTTTTGAATACTGGGAATAACCTAGATCAGCATTAATCTTTTTAAGATCATCACTGGTTTCTATCTTAATTTCCTCAGCCTTGCCAGTCGATGGATCATAATAATTTACAGTGTCACCCATTCGTACATACATGCCATCGTCAGGAGTCATATATTTTTGGATCATATCGTCTGTAGAGAAAGTTAGATCCGATTTAATGCTCGGCTTTTCTGCCTCTACCTCTACTTCTTCTTCTTCTTCTTCTTCTGGAGTAGGGTCTATCTCTAAATCGGCTTCCGTCTCATCTTCATCTTCATCGCCAAAGGAGATTGTAGAAGGAGGGCTATGCATTATTTCTACAGATATATCTAAACCTAGTTCAGCAATAAGTTTTTCAGTATCCCGAGCTAATTTCTTCATAGCAGAACTACCCTCATACTTAGATCTGTCCATAATAATAATTTTTTCTATATCTGAAGCAGCCAATCCACCGTGCATCTGAGCCTCAATGTACTCCGGGTCATATATAGCTCCAGAATAATTTCTAGTCTGTAAAAGCTCATCTGGGTCTTTTGCAAAAGAAGCTCTATTAATATCATCGGCAGTGGCCCCGTTAACCGGCCTTGCACTTTCTATTTCCCCTGTTAAAGAATCCCGCATTGTAAAAGTTGTTCTATCTTTAACAGAAGGTTTAAGAACTGCCCTCATTAGCCCATAAGCATCAACATTTTGACTAGAAATTTGTAGAGCTTTTGCCTCATTTGCAATAAACCCACTAGGTCTATCGTCGACAGGTAAAGATAGGAACCCATAGATAGGCCGCTTTTCCGGATCCTCATTTATTGGAATACCGGAAATTGCTAACTCTCTTTTAGCTCTGTGGCTTGGGTCATAGATTCCACTACTAGTGCCTGTCTCAAACTGACTTAAGAACCTACCATTTTTTAGAACATCCCAAAGATCATCCGTGCCTATGGCAACCACGGGGACGGCTTCCTTCATTTTTTCTGCAAAGTATTCTGCCGCTTCATCAGATCTTTTTACCAGCTCTAATGCCTCAGCTATGTCCTCATCCTCAGGGAACTCTTCAGCCATATCTTCAAGTAACTGTCTCTGCACCATAAGATTGCGGTAGTTGACATAATTACTTGCTGCCCTTCTTACCCCGTTAATATAGTCTTCTTGCTGCTCTGGGTCATCTATTCCTAGTTTGACAGCATCTTTATAGGCTTCTTCAGTTATTTTTTGAGGATATGTGTATAAATAATCTGACATGTGAGATCCCTGCCAATTAGATACAAAATCATTAACTTCACTATTAGAAGAGACGATAGGCGAACCGTAGTAATCTTCATTTATAAGAGAATCATTATCTTCGTAATCTACCAAAGACTCTAAATCATCTGGTATTTCAATAATGACTTTAGATTTTTCACCCTTGTCTGTAATTTTTGAATTAGATTCTCCGAAACGGAAAATTGCACCCTCCTCATTGTCTAGAGATGATTGCAAAAGACTTTCTATAGAAAAATTGAGGGCACCAGGTAAGTCAGGAGTTGATTCAACAGATTCCGCAGCCTCAACTACTTCAACCTCTATGTTTCTATAGCTCCCTAAATACGGTTCCTGCATAGGTTTACGTTCGTAAGATATCACTTTGAATTTAGTACCAGCAGGAAGAAGAACTTCACCTTCGTTTCTAAACTGACTCATCTCTGTAACATCGAGTGCTGAAGACCCAGCCGGTGCCTTGATAGTGTAAGTCGTGTATCCCAAAAACTCTACTGCGTCAGAACCTAATGCTTCGCCGGAATAGAGCTTGTCCATGACTGTTGAGTGAATTGCGGAACGTCCAGCCTTAGTTGTACTTTGAATTGCGGCATCTTCTATAATATCCCCTGGCTCGAAATCTTCATCAAAATTCCTGGTAACCCTAATAAGAGTAGTATCTTCAGTTAGGGTATTTGCACTAATAATGTCATTTAGTTTATCTGCTTGATCTTTATAGCGTTGATAATCAGGATTTTCTGGTTCACGTAAATGACGATTTATAAACCTGTAGCCCGCATTGGTATATGAAGTGACTTCTTTCTTATCTTCTTTTAAAATATTCTGAGTAGTCTTTGATCCGTAAAGCAGTGACTCTCGACCAGTCAAAAGAGTACTACCCTCGTATTTATCGAGAATAAACTGACGGCGAGCCTTAAGCTTATCTTTTAATTCTTTATTGTCATCCGGGTTAGAGATGTACTGGTCAACTAATTCATCTATACGTTCTGAAGATATAGCTTTAAGCTTCTCGTAAGACTCCCGCTCTGCTCTTGGAAAGAGATACATATTGCCATACATCAGCTCAGCGGAGTTAGAAGGATTTTTAAAAGTATCTAGTTCTATAACTTCATTACCAAAAGAGTCTCCTTTTTTAGATCCTCTTGCTCTATAAAGTAGGGCTCCGCCCGCATCAAGTCGAACGGGATTGCCATCTTTATCTGCACTAATATTGTCGTTGCCTTCGCCAACAATGTCCCAGTTGGCAATCCAAGCATCAATTAAATAGCCATCTCTTGCAGTATCTAGAGCTTCCTGACGCTCGGTGAAATTTAGCTTATCTGATTGACTCCCAAATAGCGGAATTAAGTCTTCTTTCCACTCGGTGTATGTTATCGGGTTACCATCTAAGGTTCCATCTTTAACCTCTAAAGAACCTAAACCAGCTTCTTTATAAATTGCGGAGGCTAACCGTTCATTGTTTCCGCGGTCTTTATCTTGAATTTTAACGTAATACTGTTTGCCGGTGGCCGGATCTTTGTAGACGCCACCGGGGTTAGAGCCTAGACGGTCTGAGGTCTTTTCAAAGTTAGAGAAGTCTAGGGAGTCTTCTGTTTTTTCAGTCTCGACTGGACTCGGAACAACTTCAGGGGTCACCTCATCTGATGCTTCCTGTAGTCGTGGATCATCTTTAGGGTGGTCTCGGTGAACCATGAAAGGTTGACCAGAAAGCTCTTGAAGAACAGAAAGCATCTTAAGAGTGGTGTCTAGTTTGTCATTTTTAAAAGTTGCCGGATCGCCATCACCATATCCCGCTGGGGCAAGATTTCCGCCCTTAGAGCCATCAATTTTAGTTATATCGAAACCAAATTTGCCATTGCCAAGATTGACAAACATGTTTTTAGCAATAGCAAAACTTAATGCATTACCAGATAATTTGTATTCGTCATAAGCCCCTTGACCATGTAATTCATCAAACTTTGCTTTAATATCATCAACAGTTTTGCCGTGCTTTTCAACAAACTCGCCTACGCTATCTCCAAGCGGGTCAACCGGGAATAAATCAAACTGTCCAGCTAAAGCAAAGTGGCGATACGGAGTACCACCTGTAGACCTGCCAACACCATCCTGATACTTCTCAAGCCAAGGAGCTAGCTTAGGCTGCTCTAAATCTCCAACTCGACGGACACGGCCAGGTTGAGATGTAACTCCACGACCGACAGTAACGCCAAACTCGTCCTCAAGCTGACTGTAGCCAAGCATTCCAAAAACTTCGTCTGGCTTAGCATCGATTTCGTAACGTCCGTTACCACTCTCGTTCGAAGCCTGACTATTGTAGTCATACGCAAAATCAGCATTAGTAGTTACGTAGCCGAGAGCCGAATCTTCAGGAGTAATTTTTCGGTTTGTGGCATTTCTATAAAAAGTAATTAGTCCGTCAGGCCTGAGGCCCAAAACCTCTTCTGCATACGCCTTGTTGATATCCTTCATTTCCTGAGGAATCTTGCTTAGCTCATTAGGTGACTGACTAGTTTGTCCGACAGAAAGCTGCCTAACACGTTCCCAAAAATCGTCAAAAGTAGGATATTTTTGTGACCAAGAAGGGTCTTCATCTTTTAACTTGTCATATACAAGTCCGTAGTCTTTTTTAGCACCCTTAGCTATATCAGAATCGATGCCCCAATGATCAATGGTAGTTTGACGAGGAACCGGAAAACGACCTTCGTCTTTTAAATTTTTATAAACCGTAGACATCTTACGAGCCTGAGCTTCAGAACCTGTAAGCTTATCTTTTAATTCTGAAGATTTAGATTTAGGAAGAGTCTTCCCAGTAACACGCTCGTAGTCTTTATCCTTGATAAGGGCATCTATGGCTTCTAAGTTATCACCAGGAACTTCATAATCTCCATCTGGAAGAACCGGGTGATTCTTAATTCGAACCACACCAACCTGAGGACGCACAATTTTTATTAGCTCGCCGTGACCAGTAACCCTACCTAGACCTTCGATTTCCATATCAAAAAGAACAGTACCAAGCATCTTGGCAAATTGACCTAGACGGTCGCGGAGCTGCTGTCGCCAGAAACCTTCGTTAGCACCCTCCCCGCCAGGGAGGTCAGGGCCTATATCTGCAACTAGTCCCTGGGGCTGATTAGAGTTTAAAGTTTTTTCAGCACCTAAGACTTCTCTTAGGTAATTAGACATTTGCTAGAAAGTACCAAGCGAAGCGCGTAGCTGCCAGTTCCACTTCTTGTGCATGTCATCACGTTCTGCAAGGAAGTTAGCAATACCCTGCTCGTTGCAAGCATTAGCAACTTCAAAAGCTTCTAGAACACATGCATTTACAGCATTATTTAAATTCAAAAGTGATTCCAGCATTTGGACTGCATCTCCAGACAAACGAGGCTGTTCGCTAAGACAAGTCATTTCAACAAAGTCGGTTAAAAAATATGGAGCATTGTAGCCAAGCTTACGAATATCTTCACCTAGGGGATCAATGGCACTCTCGACATCTTGATAGATCTCTTCAAAAAATTCATGCATCTGAGTAAACTCGATGCCTTTAACATTCCAGTGATAGCCATGAGCAATAGCCTTCATAGTCTGTACATCAGATAGTAGGTGAGAGAGTCTTTCTACAAGTTCAGTTTTTTCATGCATTTTATACCTCGGGTTCGGCTAGTGGAATTGGTGGTTGGGTTGGAGGAGCAGTAGATGGAGTAATTGGAGTTTCACCTGGAGCAGGAATTGGAGCAACCTGACCTGATGGAGCACCTTCTAGAAGTTGCTGAATGTCAGGAGACATAGGAGCTGGGTTGTTGGCCTGAGACTTAGCTCTAACAAGATCCATAATCTCTGGAGAAACAGCACCAAGCATGGCCTCAGTAAGTTCAGGAGTAATCATACCCTTATTAATAACCAGACGCAGTCCGAGTTCCTGAGGAGTAGGAGCATCCTGGTCTGAGAATCCGTGAGCACGTCTCCAAGTGTCGTAGCTGACGGCCATCTTGTCAAAGCCCATATCGGCATCTGATGCACGGTCATTGCGGGTTGCAATCTGACTTGGGTCGTACCAGATGTGTACTCGTTTAACATCCGCTTCAGCGTATCCGTTTGCAATCAAGTATGGGCGTAGGTAGACAACAGTTAGTGCGTCAGCAATCAGAAGCATCAGGGGCTCGATGTGAGCCTTGTAGAGGGCCTCATCAATCTGAAGAGCGTTAGAGTACTTAACGTTAGCTAGACCCGTTACGACATCTTTGGGAACGTCTAGACCCTGCATGATACGTTCTAGGACTCGGTCAGCACGCTGAACAAGAGAAGCATCAAAAGAACGCTCGAACTTGAACTGCTTAATCTTGTCGCCAAGCTCTGCAGGACCACGAATAATAAGTGGAACAACTGCTGACGCTGAGTCTTCATCCTTAATAGGAGTGGTCATCGCATCGATAAGTTGGTCTTCAAAATCGTCGGCAGCCTCTTCAGGATTGTACTGCTCGTTGTAGTTGCCGTCCTCATCGTAAGGATAATCTGGGTCCGGAGATGCTGCAACACTCAAGCCGTCAGGAAGATAAAGAGCACCAGCGTTTAGGCGTGAGCGGGCAGTCGCACGAAAGGTACGGTTAAGAAGAAGTAGTTCGGCACAAAGATCTAAAAGACCACGCAATGAAGAGTCTGATTCCTGAGAATAACGTGGGTGAGCTTTCCAGATACGTCCAATGAAAGCATCGCCTGGAAGTTTGATTGCGCTCTTACTTGAATTCATTGACGAAGAGCTACCGCCAGATTCACGAACAGGTTGAATTATATAGTTATTTCTAGAGTCAACCTGCAGTTCATCTACAGAACGAATATCCCAGCTCTCAGGAAGACCTGAACCAATACGCTCCGGAATCTGAACAAGATAGCACTCACCAGTGACCTGAAGATTTAGAGCACAATCTTTAAGCAATCCCGACTGACCTCCATAAGCAGAATCTAGTCTACTAAGAGCACGCTTAGCAGCTGCAGCCAACTGGGGGTCAATAGTATTTGATTTGTCAACTGATACTGGTGACTCAGCTGGATCATCTACAACAGCAACGTAAAGGCGTATCCTAGATACGACAGACGCAACAAGATTGAACGCATACTTAACCTCTCCAATTGAATCGTAATATTCCCAAGCTTCGGTTTGCCAGCTAGACGAAGCTGACTGACGGCGGGATTTAAAAAGTTCGGCTTCACCTCTATCACCAATTTTAATTTGGGCAGCGGCAGCAGTAAGGGGTCTAGGAGTATTAAAAGCAACTGGCTCTGCATAGACAAGTCCAAAAGAATCTACAGAGATACCTGGAGCGATAGGGGTAGCAGTTCTAGGTGCCGATGCTCTTACACCAGTAGCACTTCTACGCCTCGGCTGGTCTGCGTTTTTCTTAAAAATTCCCAAAGGGGGCTCCTAGATTTTAGCGATTCGCTAGTAGACCAATAATTGCAGATATGGACAGTACTAATGATACCACATATACAATTACGGGGACTAGTAGGTAGGCAAGAACAAAAGCAATTGAGACATAAAATCCAGTACACCAGTCACAAGTTATTAAATAACCAAAACCTTTAGATGGAGAAAACTTTTTCCATATTCTTTCTCTAACTGACTCAAAAACAGTATCTGTAGTAATTACACGAGTAACTCTAAAAGCTGCAAGCGCAAGTATTACAAAAGTAAGTGGATCTAAAATCATTTTCTACCTTTTAATGTATTAATAGTACGCACTGGGTTCCAACTTCTAAGTCTAGACCCACAACCGCAATCGCTATCGCGCTTAAAAGCTAGCATTTTTCCGCTTTTAGTTAGTATTTTACTCTCACCCGAGCGTTTATTGATAAAAACGTCATATTCTTCTTGAAAAATAACTCTAGCTCCGTCAGGAGAGTCTACCGCTACGATAATTATATCGGTATCTACAACTATTCGACACTTATCTACCATAAAAGTGCCCTCGGTAGGTGGAACCACTTTAATTTGATCTAGATTTTCAACTAAACCTGGTGCTGCAGCCACTAAAACAGACGGAAATAAGTCAAAAAGTATTTTCATCGGATTTTAAACACACTTCCACCTCGGTTGCCGATTCCAGGGATTTTTCTGTCTCCCATGCTCTTTGCTCTAATTTTACCCCCTGAAAAACCTGCTGGAGGCTTAATTAGGAGGGCAGTAAGGGCATGAACAAGCGCATCAACGCGGTCAGGAGACTTTCCTTCACCAGGAATCCAAGTAATCATCTGAGTCTCTAGGTCAGTAAGCGCATGTCCAACGTGGTGAACACGTTCCTGCTGGTAGGCCATAGTAATCGGCTCTGCACGAAGTTGCTTACCCTGCTTAGAGTGGACCTCAAGAACTTTGATAGTCGGGTCAATTGTGTTGATGGCGTTACGAACTAGAGCTCCACCCTGGTTTACTTCAGCAATAACTGGGCAACCCCATTTACGAGCCATCTTAACAACCTGATTAGCCCAAACGTCGGGGCTTCCGTGGATAGAAGCATCTTCTAGAACCCAGGCATTGCGTTTGTAGAGATCATGCTCTGCTGTTGAGCCAACAACAACAATTCCACATTCGTCACGAGGGTTCTCGGCAACAGATGGGTCAACTCCGATACAACGTAATGGAGTAGAAACTGGCATATAGAGCTGTCGTCCAGATTCGATAATTTCTTCTGTCCACATCGCTCCTTCCATAGCCTCAAGCATCTCGCCATAAAGCTCTTGTCTCGCTAGGGCTGTACCCTCGTAAACGCCGAGCATTGTGTCTAGATAAGAGCCAGAAAGATTTCCGGCGTTATCCATGGTCGAACCCTTGGTAACGACAACTCGGTCAGTACGAGATTCTTCAATAAGTTTATAAAGAAGCGGAGTACGCTTCGGGGTAGTTGTAACTAAAATCTTTGGCTGAGCTCCAAGACGAGTACCAACACGTAAGTTGTCAAAGGCAGTCATACCTGCGGCATCAGGAGTTTGACGCCAAGCAGCAATCTCGTCACCCCATGCGTGAGTGAACTGCGGACCACGCAAACCGTCAGGCTCGTCAGCTGTGAAAAGTGAGGCAACGTTTCCGTTAGGCCAGGTCAGGCGTCGCTTGGATGGCTCGTAGAGCGGACGTTCTGACGGAGGAGTGACATTCATAATGCCAGACTCACCTTCAACGATAACGTCTCGCACGTCAGCTGCAGTACGGGCAACTAAAGCAAAACGACGTTGACCAGTGTTGGTGTACCTAGCTTGCTCACGAACCCACTCAGACGCAAGTCTTGTTTTACCAAAACCACGTCCAGCAAGTACAAGCCAGACGTTCCAATCGCCGGGAGGAGCTTGCTGTTCAGGGCGACCCCAAACAGACCAGTCCCACATTAAAGCTTCTGGATCCATTCCAGATAATGCAGCATACTGCTCCTCTGGTGGCAGAAGAGCAATTTGCTCCATAATAGATTTACCCATAGGGCTATTTTACCCTACTTTAGACGGTTCTCTTGAACAATCGGGGTATAGACCTTAGAAGTAGCAGTTACAGGCTGTTTGTAGCCATAGCGTACAAGACGAAAGCGTAAAGCACCGTGCGTGACGCCTAAGCGTTTTGCAAGTCGGTAAAGAGTTACACCCTCGTTGACGTGTGCATGGTTTAGGAGAGAAGTGTACTCTTCTGCCTCTGCACGATACTTCTTACCGTTCGAGCGAACCTGCTGAGCGTAAGGCTGAAGCTCAAGCAGACGCTTAAGAGTTTCTGGACTTGGCTCAATATAAACCGGCTTAGCCTTCTCCTGCTTTACTGGAGGTTCTGGAATCTCAACTGGAATGGAGAGACCTTCTGGATTTGGAGCAAGCGCAATTTGTCTTACACGCTCGCGAGTGATACTCGAAGCCGCGGAAATGGACTCTAGTGTCCAGCCAGCTGAACGTAAAGAACGAATAAGAGTATCTCTGTGATCGTTGTTAGCTAAGCCTTCAAACTCCTCGTAAATGTACTGAGGAAGCATTTGGTTTTTCTTAATAAATGTAGTTGTCATAATTGTCATTTTATAGGTTATTTTTCGATTTTGTCAAATTAATTTTTACGGGCACGTCGTGCTGGTCCACGCGTATAGGGTGGGTCGACTTCTCGTAATTGGACTTTGTAGTTCTCTAGTTCGTTGTCAGTAATAACAGTTGTATCTACAACGTTGATTGTTGTCTTAATAAAACTGAACATTTTTTGTACTTCATTAACTGAGCTATTTAGATTGCAACTGATTTCTACAATGCAGTCAGACATTTCAAATAATCCAGTTTGATGAAGTGAATCTCTTAGCTCGTCAAAGTTCTCGACTCTAAGCGTTACGTTCTTTATTGTCATGTTTCTCCTATTTAGTTATGTGTTGGGGGTGGATCTAGTCTTCGAAATGATCTTCGGGGTCTAAGCCGCTAATAAAAACCATAGCAGCTAAAGCTAAGATTGTCAAACTAGAAACAATAATTATTCCAGCAAGAATAGCTGCAGCTATTTCTAACATGAGATTACTCTTTAGAAGCTAGTAAAGCTAGCGGAATAGCAGAAAGTGCTAAGACAGTCGAGTTAAAGATAATAGCCGCTACTACTGAAGCAACAGCGGCAACAGAAATCCAAGATATGGAACGGAGCCAGGGAATTAAGCGTTTCATTTTTCCTTCTTGTCTTTTGGAAGAACCACCCCAAGCAGAGGTTGGAGTAGAGTCTCCTTCTTCTGCTTGGAGCGGGTCTTTAATGAACTCCAGATATTGTAAACGTTAGGCGCAACTAAGAGTAGAACAATAATTGCGAATACCAATACACTTTGAGATGTCATATTTGAATACTAGCACTAAATTGCTGGCTGTGAGAGAATTCGAGTGTATGTCACACGAGCTCCCCAATTTTCTTTTACGACTTTTTTAACTGGTTGGATTACTGTTCTCATGCCCAGCTGGTAAGCGTGAATCATCTTACCTTTTCCTAAGTAGATTCCAACATGGAATGAGTAGTTACTACCTTTGTGGTAGAAAGCTACAACATCTCCAGGGATTGGGTCTACTACTTTTCGGCCAGAATTGGCTTGGGCGTTGGCTCGATGTTCTAATTCGATACCGACTTGCTCATACGTCCAGCGTACGAGACCGGAGCAGTCCCAGCCTCTGGGGCTAGAACCGGAAAATACGTACCAGGTTTTACCCGCGTATTTTGCTACTTCTTTAACGGCTGCTTGGATTTTGATCTGATTGTTCAACAACTTCTTTAGTCGAAGTGCTTCTCTTTCTAACATACCCTGAGCAGCTTGATGCGCTTTTATTGTTTTTATTAGGGGGCTTTTTACAGTCTTTGCTTTTGAAGCAACAACAGTAGGGGCGGACACAGTTTCATGTAGCGAAGCATTAGCAGCTGACGCTGCACAGCCTGCCAGGGTCAACACAACAGCGGTTGATATTGAAACTAGCTTTTTGTTTTTCTTTTTCATTTAGCGACCTTACCTTTCATTTCTTTAGCACTGGGGTCGTTTATTGTCAAAGTGACATTCTATTTAGTTTTAGATATAAAAAAGCACATCCTTCCTTTTAGTGAAAGAATGTGCTCTCCGTCTATCTAGAATATCACAACTCTAGAGTAGTTGCGTCTATTTTGTCAACTTGACACGTCGATACATGGCTCTGTAGGTCACTCCAGCTGCTTTGGCTAGGTCTTTAACTGGAACGCCGTTAGCGTGTAGGCGTAGGCAAATAGCGGTTAGCTGGTCATTCGCCACAGCTGCAGCGGAGGATGTGGACATCTTTGCACGGAATTGACGGGCAACCGGAGCAATCGACTGAATCAGCTCAACCTCGTCGGGGAGGATGCCTGGAGAGACCGGGGTAGTCTTTTGGTAGCCGTCCGGGTGGGTTAGGTAGTTTGGGTTGGGGGTAGGAATAGGGGCGTCTATTAAGTCACGTTCTGTGGGTGGGGTGAAACGGAGCAGCCAGGAACGGATGGTAGAGCGTGGACGTGGGGGAGTTAGTGAGTCGCCAATAGCCTGAAGAGTCCAGCCTGAATGGTAAAGATCATAGACGCGCTTAATGAGATCCTCCTCCGGGAGCGAATTAAGGTAACGTTTTTCTTCTGGGGGGAGTGGTTGCTTACGAGCGGAACGGCGATCTGTCATAGGTATAGTATAGCGGCAAAAGAAGTGTACTTTATTTAAAGTTTAGTACCTTAACGCTAACTGCTTTTGGCCTGTGAGAGGGTAGCGTATAGAAATTGAAAAACCCTAATTTGTTTCCTAAAAACGACCCCCCCTATCCTAAATCCCCGAGAAGCCATAAAAACATTTTGAAAAACAAAATAAAAAACTATGTAGTAGCCATCAAAATAAATAAATAAATAGAAGAAGAAGAAGGAGGACACAAAGCAAGATAAAAACTTGAGAATAAAAAAGTCAATCAAGTCTTACAAAAAACCTCAACACAATGAACTCTCTCAAAAGATAGCCCCGATAGATTTTATCCAGCCAGCCCCGTCCTAGTTATTATTTGAGGGCAATACACAAGGATAACCAGCCCAATAAAATTATTACAAAGTCTTATCCAAGACACCCAAGATTTTAGGGACACATCTCAAGGCAACCCCGATAACATACCGACAGACCAACCACAAACCACAGCCCACCATAATAAGAGATAGCCCAGAGCAAAAGTTAATAGACACATCAACAGCAACCCACCTCACCCAACACAAAGGCAAAAGCTTCACCGTGTTTAGTCATAGGACACACAAGGACACACAAGGACACACAAGGACACACAAGGACACACAAGGACACACAAGGACACACAAGGACACTAGAGCCCAATACAGGACACAAGTGGACACACTTGCCTCAGACATAAAGAAACCCCCACAGACTTCACCGTGAGGGTTCCCGTGTAGGGCTAGGCTATGCCCAGTTGATTACCCAGTCGTCACCCAGAGCCTTGACCTCCTCAGCCAACTCTCTAACCTGAGCCAGCCTCTCATCAAAGTAGCCAGCAGAGCGACCAGCAGACCAGATACTAGGGCTAGGTCTACCCTCAGCCTCAGCCTGAGCAAGCCCAGCCAACAGACCCCCCAACATGCCAGACTGTCCAGAGTAATCAGCCCCAGTCAACTTGTAGGCAGGCATACCCTCATCAGCAGGGTTGATAGCCTGAGCAATCAAAGCACGACCTAGCAGGTCATCAGCAGAGATAGAGCCAGCCCAATCCCCATCACCATCTGGGTCAATCCTTAGACCAAGTAGGTCAAATAGGCTTTGAGCATTTGAGTTAGACAGGTTTATCTCTGCCTCTGAGAATGATTGAGTGGTCTTGTTGTAGCCATAGAAACTAACTGACATTTGGGTTTCTCCTATCGAAACTTGCCAGCCTCTCTGACTGGTCTATGACCAGTCTATAGCATAAAAAGCAAAACATGCAATATCTAGATAACAAATTGATAACAACTTAGCCAGACAAATCACCGTGTGATGTCCCAGACTAGAACTATACACATCTAACAAACTTGTATAGTTTCAGACCAAAACTATACAGATACCAGACTCTAGCAACCTAAAACTATTAGAGGTTCAACCACTCTGGATGAGCAAGTGTCCACTCTACAGTCTTACGAATAGACTCTTCTAGAGGGATAGGCAGATTCCAACCCGTGTCAGTAATCTTCTTACCATCTAGAGCATAACGAAGGTCATGCCCTGGTCTAGATGAATGGAAGTCTTCTAGTCTGTAGTTGAGTGGTTTACCTACTGCATCTGCAATCATCTGAGCCATCTCCAGATTATCTACCTCACGCTCTCCTACAATGTGGAAACGCTCTGGGGTAGTTGTTTCACCAAACTTAGGGAAGTTCTGAGTAAGGACATGAAGCAATCCATCAGCCTGATTTCTAGCATGAAGATAGAATCTGCTACCAATCTCTCCAGTAGGGGAGGCATGGATACTCATCTCTTCTCCAGAAAGAACCTTCTTGATTACCATTGGCATAAATTTCTCTGGGTCTTGAGTCTCACCGATGATGTTCATTGTATTAGTTACCGTGATAGGTAGGTCGTATGTTCTCCAGTATGAGAACGCGATGTCTTCTTGTGCAGCCTTAGAGGCAGAGTATGGGTTACTTGGTAGGTGCTGGTCAATCCATTCTTTATGGGCATACCCTAAAGGTGCTGGTCCATAGACCTCATCAGTAGAAACCTGAACAATCTTTTCTGGCTGAGCAATTCTTGCCCAGTCCAGCAGATTACAAATTAGAGAAACATTATTGATGATGAATGGGGCAGGGAACTCTATGCTTCTATCCACATGGCTCTCAGATGCGACATTGATTACATAATCAATCTTGCCAAACTCATGGGCAGTCACTGCAGAGATAGGGGCAGTTAGGTCACAACGAATGACCGTGACACGTCTGTAGTCATCATCGACTCCCAATACAGCAACACGCAATCTATCAGATAAACCTTTATGAGTGAAGGTCACTGGGCAGACAACTTCCCAATCTGTGTTTACTAGTATGTGTCTTAGAACGTGACTTCCAACAAAACCTGAAGCTCCTGTTAGTAATACTCTTTTCATCTAAATACTTTCTCTTAAATTTCTAGTATAGTGTTATTTATTTTTTAGGCCAAAAAATGAAAAATTCATAGACCAATAGAACTGCCTAAGCCCTGGTTGAAAGTTTCACCAGGGTAAAAAATTAACCTGGAAGCCACCAGGCGACCAGGCTAATTCTATTACAATGTATTAGCCGTGATTGGTCTTAAGGTCAGCAAGCGTGTCGTAATAAAACGCTCCATAGCCGTCAGGTGAGTAGGCGAATAAAACCGCACCATTAGGGTAAATAATCTTTACTGCCACTTCACAGGGACGGCGCTCGCCGTCTTCCAAAGCGTCCCAAGTTCTACTTGCCATAGTCTGTGTCTTCATTTGATTTCCTATCATCATTCAGCATTTCTGCCTACATAAGAATTTAACCATACTTTTCAAATAAACACAACTTCTCACGAAGTTTAGTTTATACATCTTGAAAAAATGAAAAATCCCTAGACCAACTTCAAAATAAATCGGGACTAGCGACCCAGCCCCGACCTAAATTATTGTTCCCGACTTACCAACTTGTTCCACGCTCTCCAGATAGCAGTCAAAGGCTTACGACTACGACCACGAACCACGCCATCACCAAGCCCAGCCTTATCATAGGCTTTGAACCCGACCCATTGAGCCTTATGAGCCAGACCAAACAGCACCCGTGTTATGACCCGTGAAGTCTTGTAAATAAATAACCAGAACCAACGCATTACGAACCTACTTTCGATTGAGATACAGCCTTAGCAACACTAGCAGAGCGAGTTCTCGCACGCCTAGCACCCTTGTTGTTATGAACCCCCGAAGCGTTGCTTCTAGCACGCTCACGCAGGACTAGGGACAAGGCAGAGCGTTCAGCCTTAGCCCTAGCCTGTTCAGCCTTGTTGAGTGCCATTAGGCTTCACACTCCCAGCAAGCAGGGGAAACATCACCATAAAGGAAAACACCGTGTTGGCAGTAATCGGTCTTACGCTTACGCTCTAAGACCTCGCTCATCTGCTCAATCATAGGCAGTAGTCGGTCAGGGTTGCCACCTGTGCCGAGTTGGCGATACGCTTCTTCAATAGCGTAGCCAAGGGTTTCAGCGGAGTAGTTGCTGTAAGGGTTTGCGATTTTTGACATTTGAGTTCCTATCTCGTTTGGAGTTCCAGAATACCAAAAACCATTCAGGGTAGCAACTTCTAACGAAGTGTTTTCCCTACATTTAGTAAAAATGAAAAATCCACTGCCAACCTCTAATTTTTAATAAAAAATAATCTCGCCTAAGCGAAACTATTTTGGAGCGGTGTTTGTTATGAGCCTTCACTCAAAACATTATCCGCAAACTTGACGGAGCAAGTGTCGCAGACATAGAGCAAAGACATTTCGTCATAAGTCCACTCGCTAGAGATTATGCGACCATCAATCACATAAACTTCCCACTTCCAGCAATCACGCTTAGGCTCTTTACCGCAAGAGATACACGCCAACTCGCTTAGTTCAGCGTTAGCGTGGAATGGTGCTAGTGAGCCAACCTTGTAAGTAATTGAAGCCATTTTGGTATCCCCTTTCAAGAGATTTTTTTTGCCAAGCCCAACGCTTGGCTACGCCAAGTCTAACATTTTTATTCTGTAAACTAGTTCCAATCGGGAACTTTTTACAGAACTCTTGAAAAAATGAAAAATCCCTAGACGAACAAAAAAATAATCAAAAAAAATCTCCCGACCAGAGCCGAGAGATTTTTTTGAGGCCGTGTTGTTATCCGTAGATAATCTCACCGAAGAACGCTAGTTGGAGTATGCCGTCGCTTACGCAGTGGTCAGGGTCTTCCAAGTCCCAGCGAGTTCCACAATGGTAGTAGCCCTCTGTAAGAGCCATACCCCAAGCACGAGCAAGGTCATCTATGGTTAGGGTCTTTGTGATTTTAGGTTCATCATCATCATCAGGGTCGCAAGCAGTTAGAGTAAATACTCCCGTGCCAATCGTGTCCCAATCGCCACCCTTGTCGTATCTTAGTTTCACCCACCAAGATGAGTGTTCCCAGCCACCACCAAAAGTGTTAGACCATAGGGTCTGTCTATCCACGCTGACGGGGATTGTGATTAGGTTGTCTTCATTAGTAGTCATTACTTACCACCTAGAAATAGAGCCATTGAGCCAATGAGCAAGAGCAGACCCAAGAACCCACCGACCAGCAGAGAGTTTGGAGTTTCATTTAGCATAAAAAACCAAGAGCCAACCCCGATTGAGTAAGCACCTAGTCCAGCGAGAAAATACTTCACTTTGTTTCCTATCTATTCAGGGGATTTTTTTTATTTATCCCGTGTAGTAAATCTACACCCAGCCACCTACATTTATCTACAACTTCTCACGAAGTTTTCCATAACTCTTGAAAAAATGAAAAATGCCTAGACCAAATAAAAATAAAAATAAAAAGTGGGGCTAGGCGAGAGAAAAGTTGGGAAGTTCGCCTAGCCCCGATAGAGAGTTTCATCTCTCCCGATTAGGTTGGATAGGGCAACCTAATCAAGCCATTTTTTAGTCCGTGTTCGTAGTTTGCGATAGACGGAGTATTTTCCAAGTAAGTATCCTAGGGTTAGCCAGCCTAACGACATACCTAGAATAGAGAGTAAAATTATTGAGTTTTCAGTATTCATTAGTTCCCCTTTGCTTTGATAGCGGATAGAGCAAATACTAGGGACAATACAGCACCGAACACTAGACCATTAGACCAGACTTCATTAGCAGTAGAACTAGCAGTAGCACCAGCACCAACTAGCAGAGCGTAGCCGACTAGGTAAGCCAGAGCAACTAGGGGAGTGATTACAATTCCAGCCAGTAATCTACGAAATACATACTTATTCATTTTGAGTTTCCTATCTCTCT